TCCTCTACCACCTTCACGACGAGGAAGCCAGAAGTCCTCAAGCATACTCATATACTTTTTATCATCACGAATCTCTCCGGTATTAGCATCATATACTAACTTGTTACGATAACGCATCATAACATCGCGGAGATATTGTTCCGCTTTTACTTTAGGAAGATTGCCTACATCAATGTAGAAGATTCTTCTTTCTGGAGCACGAGACAATCTGTAAATAACAAGAGAGTCCTCAATCATTCTTAGCTGGTTGAGTGACTTGATTGCTTTATGAAGATATGAAAGAGTTGATCCTTTATTTCTGTCTACCAATCCCGAAGTACAATATGTAATTGAGTCTCTAGACATTTTGATTCCAGAACTACCACCCATCGATGATGGGTTTGAAGTTGGATATGTCATTTTTGGATTATAAACAAAATATTCATCAATTTCTGGAAACTCATATTCCATTGGATTATCTGTGTTTACATTAGACAATCTAAACTTATCTCTATCTTTCTTTTTTTGAGCCCTAACATATCGAATTTTCATTGCATCGATATATCTTAACTCTTGTATTCCTTCTGATGGATTTTTTAAATCAATTACTTTATGATAGTGAAGTCTACCATCAATATACCAATTCCTATAAATTTCATGACACTTTCTATCAAAATCTAAAAGTTCGAGAATATATTTAAATTCTTCCCTTATTTTCTTTTTAATACCATCACTTGCATTTAAATTGGATAGTTCAATCTGGACAGGAGAATCATTACTATCCGATACAATAGCCTCATTTACAATATCTTCAATAGCACTATCGCATTCTGGATGAAGTGCCATTTCACGATATCTTTTGATAAGATCATACTCTGTTCTATAAACGCCTTCAATGTCTACATAAGAACCAAAAAAACCACTACTCAAATAAAAGTCAGACCCGTCATCACTGTTAGGTGGAACGGGACTGACTGCATTTGGTGATAGTGGTTCTGTATCTTCAATAGAGAAACCAAATAACCTTGCCATAATTTATTTTTGATCCTTAAAGTCTATGGACTATTTATCGGATCAATTTTCTCCGGTTATTGGAGTCCAATATTGAACTTGGAATTCAACTGTAAACTCCTCAATGGTGTCTCCAGTATCGTATGATAGATCAATCGCAGAAATTGCGGTTGGGAAAATGCTGTAGAACTTATACTGCTTAGCAACTTCTAGTCCACCACCAGACTCAACGTTTGGTCCTGTGGTAGAAGCAACCCTCTTGAGTTGTTTTACAGTTGCATCAGACATGTAATCACCGGGGTTGGTGAAACCACTTCCATCAGAGTATTGTGCAATTGACTGCATCCACTGCTCCATAGCAGTTCTGATTTTGAAGTCTTCATCATTGATGACGGTGATTGTCCAAGGATCAAAGGTACGATCTCCAGCAACCTTGAAGGTTCTTCCTCTAAATGGAACATCAATCGATGCTACGTTTGATGCTGGTAAGTTAGCTGCTTTGCATAAGATTGAAAACTCATCTGCAGCGAATTCTGCTCCACCTTTAATATCAGTTAAAACAACTTCAAATAGATTGGGGCGGGCACCGCCCCCTCTTAGTACTGATTTGAAATCTTGAATAGTGTGTGCCATTTTTTAGGTCCTCCTTTTTGTTTGTTTAACTAAATCAAACTGTGCCAGCTACTTCTTCGAATGCAACACCAGTTCTGGTTGCAACAAAGGTTAGTGTTACGTAGTTGATCGACTTAGCAGGCTTCAGGTAAATGTCTGCTCTAAACTCATTATTATCAATCACATCAGGAGTATTGTTTGTGCTGTCGCAAACAACTAAGAAACCATAAAGACCTCTCTTTGCCTGGACATCACGGAGATATGGTTCAACAATATTCTTGAAGTTTGCTCTTGTGAGCTCGTCGTTTAGTTCGAATAGTTGAGCTTGTGCTGCTCTTTGTAGTGCCTGTTCAATGGTCAAGAAGAGGCGACGAACGTTAATGCGATCAAATGCCGATGCATAACCTAGAGCAGTTTTATCACCGAATAGGAGAGTTCCAATTCCAGGTTGTGTTATGATTGAGTTAATTCTCTGTGGGTACAGTTGATCTCTCTGAGCCTTATTTGGATTGTATGCAAGTTTGATAGCATTATTCAGGATACCACGTTGCTGACCTGCAGGTGAGAACCAAGGGTATGCGACCACATTTGTGCGAGTCATAAGACCAGCAACATCTGCGTTACATGCTAGGTAAACAAACTTGTTATTAAATCTGTCATAGGTGTACTTATATCCACTATCAAATATTGCGTATGATGAAGATGAAAGTGAACTGAAGAACTTAATAATATTTGTAGTTTGTGTTGTTGTATTAGTAAGTCCAACAACGGTTTGCTTGTATGGTGAAATTACGGCAACACAATCTTTTCTTGACTCGGCAATAGAAATCAAATAATTTGCTTTTGCCTGAGAGTCTGATTCTGAATTAGCAGAAGGGCCATTAATCAAATAATCTACCTGAATCTCATCTTTGTTAGAGAATAGACCATAAGAAGTGATTAAATCAGATAGTTCTGCAGCTAATCCACCAGCAGCAGAATAATCAACACCACCATTGAGTGTGTATGATACGTTTCCGATTGCACTATAAGTTACATCTTGAGCATTTAGTCCCCATAGACCATCTGCAGTAGTAATTTTAGTCCATCCAGTAGCAATACCGACACCACCCACTCCACTAAATGCAGTTGGTGTTGGAGTTGTTCCATGATATGCATCTGCAGCACTTGATGGATTGTATCCAGCATAAATCTGAGATGAGAAATCTGCAAGATAATTCTTATACCAGATTTTTTGTGGTGAATTGACTGCAGAAACTGAATCTAAAGCCTTTGAGAGGTTCAAATGCTTTTCTAGAAGAGTTCCCTGATTTCCGGTAATCGTACCTAAATCATCGACAACTACAACGTGAAGAGCATCTCCTTTACCACCTCTATCCAGTGAGTACTTGTTAGTTACTGGTTTTGGTGCAATAGACTTCCAGAAAATTGTGCTGTTTGTTAATCCAAGGGTTTGCTGATCATACCAATCAACAACTGATGTTGGTTCTATTCCAGTAGCTGCTGATGTTCCGGTTACAATTCCAGAGTTGTTAACAAATCTGATGTTGGTGTCAGCGTCAAATGAATTGGTTACGGAACCCTCTGCGTAGGTAACAGCAGTTTCTGTTCCAGCAGAAGAAACTCTTGAGAGAACTTTTACATTAATTGAGCTATTTCCATTTGTGGAATCTGTGGTAATTCCAGTAATAATTCCCTTAATGAATCCGTTGAAAAGTGATGTGGTGCCAGATCCTGCAATAACGGTGTTTGTAATTGCAGCAGTTACACCATAACCAATTTGAGCACCTAAAGAACCAAGATTTGTGGTATTGATGCCAATGACTTGATCTGCTAAATCATCAATAAAACATACCTTTAAACTGTTTGCCCAAGATCCTGGGTTCTTAGCAGCAAAGGTAAAGTTTGTTGCCTCTGCATGATTGTTTGTGTAGTCATCATAGTTATCAATTTTCAATATGGAAGTTGAAGCGATACCAACACCGGCATTAGCATTGTTGAGTGATGCTCCGCTGGTTCTGACTACCTTAAGAACTCCTCCATATGATAGGAAAGATGAAGCACTCATCCAGTACTCATATTGGGAGTCTGTAGTTCTTGGCTTTCCAAAAACGTTAATTAAATCTTGTTCAGTAGCAATATCAATTGGTTCGTCAACAGGTCCGATAGGGAAAGGTCCGGCAATCGCACCGATATTATCTAAAACATTATCAGCTCTTCCTACCGTTAAATCAACCTCCCTAGTTAATACACCAGGAGATAATTGAGGAGTCGCCATGTTTTTCTCCGTAAATCTCAGTTTGTCTGAAAATATTTATTAAAAATATACTTTTCGTGGGGGAAACATGACGTGAATGGATTACCAGTCAGGATATTCCCATTTACCAAAAACGTTACGTTGTATTTTTCCAATAACAACTCGTTTTATAGTGCATTCTTTACACTCATATGAATATGATGATGCTACTGGACCTCTATCCTTGCGAGTTCTATAAAATTCATCAACCAAATTTTTTAGTTCACCACAAGTCCTACATTTTCTATCATTCAGTAAAAGGTGCCCAAGTTTTATTTGCTTATCAAAATCTTCTTCAGTGTTCATTACATATAATCCCACATATACGATCTATCTCCATATTCATCAACATACCACCTATCACCTTCATCATCAACAAAACTACTTTCTCCCAAACCATCTGATATGAATCCAAATGGAGCCATGTCCTGCTCAATTTGATTTTTTTGTTCTTCGTATAATCTTTTTCTTACATCTTGATCAGTAAGTTCTTTGAAATAATCTTGAGCAACTAACCATGCATATATTACAAGACACATAGCAAGGTCATCATTACATCCCTCTTCTGCTTCAAAAGAGTTATGTTTTTGAATAAAAGTTGTTAACTCAGAAATAACATCATAATCATTTAAATAAAGTTTATCTTCCTCAATCATTGTTTTGAGGTTAAGGCATCCAATTTTTTTTACAGTTTTGGACATCTTAACTCCAAGTTGAGTTTTCTTTCCAGAAAATCCTTGACCAACTATTTGCCCAGCACGGCCTCTCATGGAACACATGAGAAGATTATTGTACTCTAAATCGTATTGGAGAATACTTGCAACCTGATCGCCAACGTCATTAACTTCGCACAAAATGTATGCGTCATTATAACTTTTTGCAAGATCATAAATTATGCTTGGAAAAAGCATTGGTTTTATTTCATTGTTTCTATACTTTGCTACAAGTCTGTGAGGAAACTGTGTAATATCGACAACTGTAAATGCTGAGTAATCATTTCCAACACCTCTAGCAACGTCTACAGTTACTAAGTAATCGTGTTGCTCTTGTGGGTCAACATATACATCTAAACCTGCGTTGCGGGTCTTAGGGTGGTCGTATACGAGGTTTCTGAGTTTAGATGGTGCAATGAGTGTATCAACAGATCCTAAGAATTCGCATTCAAACTCAACCTTAAACTGGGAATCTGAAGTATTGGCTATTGTTTGCTTCTTCCATTCCTCATCCCTTCCCGGAACTTCGCTCCAATGGACATCAGTATAAACATATTCATTTTTACCCTTTTCTGCATCGTGCCACATGCGGTAGAAATGGTTCATACCATGTGGAGTGGAAACTATGATAACTTTGGTTTGTTTACCAGAAGTAATCGTTGGATATACGGATGCAAAGAATGAATCCGCAATATGATTTGGAACGAATGCAAATTCGTCCAAGAATAGAATGTTGAATGACATTCCTCGAACAGCAGATGCAGAAGTTGATGCTGCCAAAATCTTGGAACCGTTTTCAAGTTCTAATGAACCTTTATTCCAAGAAATAATACCTTGTTGCATCCATTTTGGAAGATTCTCATATGCAGTTTGCAATCTATCTAAAAGTTCTCTTGCAGTTGCTGCTTTGTTTGCAAGAATACCAATATTGACATTATCATTAAAAACTGCATAATGCAATAGAAAAGATACTACAGTGGTAGATTTACCAGTCTGTCGTGGCATCTTACAGATATTAAATCTGTGATTGTGGAAATTATTAATTAACTTCTCTTGGAAATGATATGGTTTAAAAGTCTGGAGACCGTGATCCAGAGTTACAATTTTTACATAATTATTCGCAAAGTAAACGGGATCATCCTTACACCTAATGAATTCCTCAATCTGTTCTTGTGTGAACTCAATAGGAGTATTTGCTTTTTTTAAAAGCGGATTACCAAGATATACATCAGACATAACAAAACCTACCTATCAGTTACAATTCCAACGACGAAGTGCTTTGTTGATTCTTGAATCTGGATCTCTTGCAGTTTCTGCTGAGGTAAGTTTTGATTTCATTCCCTTCATACGTCTGCAGAATGAAGAACGACGCTTTGCTCTTTTGCCTTCTGGATTCTTTTCAGTTACGGCAGTTTGAAGTTTTGAACCTGGATTTTCGCGTCTATAGGCTTTAACTGCAGCAGGACTCAATCCATCTGTTTTATCTTGACGATTTACTTTTTGCCAATCTTCATTGAATTCTACCTGTTCTCCATATGGTTTAACGTATTTTTTAGATGGTCCTGGAGATGCAAAACTACCTCCCTGAGGACCGATGGATTGAACTAGTGGTTGGCCAGGTTGAATCTCAGATACTGTATGATGAACTACCATCGATCCAGGATAAACTTTTTGAAGTTCATCATTGATTTCTTTACGGGTTGGCAACTTCACTTGTGGGAAAAAGATTTTTAGTGCGTAATACTTTCCTCTCCAAGAGAGAGTAACCATAACAACATTTCCAGTTTGTGATTGTAAACGAGTTGCCTCTTCAACTTGAGATTTAAATCCTTTGATTGGTTCTGGTTTGATTACATCAACAATTTCAGCAAATGTATTTCCGTCAGCATCTTCAATAGTTACGTCTTCTTTTTTAACGCAACGATTATACTTCTTTCCAAAAAGTTTTTGAGTTCCCTTCTTTTCATAACCAGGCCAACACTTCATCTCATCCATCTCGCCTCCCATAACATAATCTGCCGCAGTGTCAATATAGTCTGCTGCCTTGGTAATTTTTGATTGAACCCATGCCTCAAGATTTCCTTCACCATTTTCTACTTTAGATTTTAGTCTTCTTACAGCATCTACTATGGTACTCAATTCAGATCTTGCCATAGAGTATTCTTCATCTTTCACAGAAACTTTATCCCACGCCTTTTCCCCATAAGAACATTCTGATCTAGTTTCTCTCTTCTTACAAAGAGGACAATATCTTTCCTCTTCATGCATATGCATTTCTTCTGTTTTGGTGCCCCAATTTGCAGCACCGACTTTGCGACACTTAACCAAGGCTCCAGAAGCATATGCACTTGGCCAAACACTATAACGAGACTTTACTTTATGATAACAAGCATCTTTTTTACCACTACTCTTTCCTGGTTTATCTTTTGCTTCTTTTACTTCAATTTCTTCTTTCATTTTCTCTTTAGGTGAATCTGTAGAAACATAAGTTGGCTTTGCAGCGCCTGATTTTTGTTGCTGACCAGGATCTGCTGCTTTTTTTCTTCTTGCTGCGGAAAGTCTCTCTGCTGGCGTCATACTTGCTCTCTTAGCAGAGGAAACGCATTTTGGAGTTCCTTCTCTAGGTTCATCACTTGCACATGTTCCACCTGTAACAACATTTACCCATCCAGGTTTTCCATCTTTAGAACTGGAAGACTTAAACCATTTATGTAATGATCCTTCGTATGCCATACCAACTTTGGTATGTTTCAATTCTCCTTTTTGCTTAGCAAGAAGTTTTTTGGATCCAGTACTGACGTTAATATCTTTTGGATTCTCGTCTGGTGTTTTTCTTTTGGGGTTGTCATAAACATCCACATCACCATCAGCATCACGATCAACATATTGAACTGCTGCGTGATGAACTAATTGTTTGAGATCTAAATTGGGATCTAACTGATGTTGTTTCCCCTTTAGATGTGGTGTTTTGTGGGAGAACTTTGGATTCTTCATTCAACTGATTTGGATTTAGTTTCTTCGCCTTTTGCTCTTTTCTTTCTCCCCGCACAATGAGCACGTTGAGAAAATCCTTTTGGATTTGAGCAGTCAATACTCTTTTTATATTTATTAGTCCACTCTTCTTGAAACTGCTTAAACGTTTTCATCTGGTTTTTGTTGTTTTAAGAGCTTAGCTAATTCTGCAGTAGAACCAACAAAAAGTGCATTGTTTACTGTAGTAGGACCTTTTGGTTTCTCTTCTTCAATGTCTTTTAATTTCTTCTGTAGATCCATTAATTTGTCTGTCGCATCTGCAACATTTTTAATAAGTTGACCTGCTACTTCATATGCTCTTGGCATTTCACTTTCTTGTGCTAGTTCAAGAATTCCATTTATTGCTTCTTGACCTTTTTCAATTAAAGAATACAAATTCCCTCTAGTGTATTCATAATCTTTTTTCACATCATCGACTGATGTCTGTGCTTTTTGTATTGTCTTTTCTTGCTCATCAACGTGTACTATTTCAGTATCTACATTGAATGCTTCTTCCAATCCATCAAATTTTTTTGTCATTTTCATAACGTCGATCCACTAAATCCAAAATCATCTCCGTCTTCGATTAGCAAATTATCTGCTGCTGTAATTGATTTAACACTAGAACCTCTTAAATGAGAAGTAATAGTTGTTTCGTCTCTACCCCTATCTACAGTTAAAACATTTCCGGACACTAACTTAACGTATACCTCTTCTCCTTCCAAATCCAAATAGGTGTTTGCAGAAATTGAAGATGCATCATCAACTTCAACAAGAATATCTGTAGTTGTAATATCTTTAGCTAGAACTGTTAAAACTGTTCCTGTATAATTTTTTATAGCTCTTGGTTCTGCAGAATATACAACTTCCCTTGTTGGTGTAATAGTAGAATCTCCAGTAATATAACTGATTGTGGTCTTCTTGATAATATCTTTGGTTGCTGTAGAAATAGGTCCAAAAAGATAAATCTTAGCAGTAAATCTTAGTGTGTATAATAGAACTCTTCTGGTCGTAAAGTTTCCTTCATAATCATCCTGCATCGTAATATTTTCTAATATTACAGGTATATCTCTCTTTTCATTTAATTCTTCAACTAAATTAACTGATAATGTATATGCTGGTTGAAAGTAAGGTAAAATTTGCTCAACAATTTGTAAAGCATCGTCATTCAATTTTGCCATGATCGATAACTCAAATTGCATATTATACGGAACAGGCAAATATGCTTTTTTGGTTATTGAACCATCAGTCGAATCCTTTACAGTAAATGTTTGAGTTGTTGTAGATTTTCTTGATGCATCATAAGTTAAACCTGTAAATTCAAAAGACATTCTTGGTAATGTAATTTGAACGGGTTTATTTAAGTCTGGAGACTGTTCTATTCTCGCAAGAAATTTTTGCGTTGGGCCATACGCAAGTGGCACTTTTATGACACTAACAACTTGATCCGAAGAATTTGTATGCTTTATTTTTATATCATTGAATAAAGAACCAAATGATATAACGGTTTTTCTAAGAATTTCGTTGTAAAAATACTCAAACATTTTAATTACTTTTATTAAAATCTATTTAGGGCATTCCAAAAGGATTTTTTTCGCTGAAATCGATAATATCATCAGCTTCAATCTCTATGTTTTCATTATCCGTATATCCATCGTTTATGTTATTTTCATTTGTTGAAAGTAAAGCATATGATGCTGAAGATGCTGATCCAACAATTGATTCTCCTGCAATAAATGAACCTGTGACATTCGAAATCTCAAGTTTATTTGTAGTGGCGTTCCAGGATCTCACTCTAGCAGTTACTCCACTTATACTTCCTGTTATTATTTCGTTAAACTGATACGTTCCAACACCAACTAAAGATGGATTTGATATTGTAATTTCTGGATTGAGAATGTATCCATATCCCGAATCAATTACATTGATTGCAGAAATATTTCCTGAAGAATTGACCGATGCTATTCCAATTGCTGTTGATATTCCTGGTATTATTTCGACATAGTTCTTCTCAGATACATTGTTTGAAATCGTTACTGTCGGTGGATGTAAATATCCACCACCACCATATGTAACTGCTATTCCAGTCACAATACCGCATTTATCAATTCCAAATTCAAATACAGATGTTGCAATTCCAACATTTGTTGCTGCATTATTGATGAATACTGTGCTTGATCCAATTGAAGTTACGAATGTGTTGTCGGGTATAAAATTGTAAAGATCACTGTAACCAACTCCAAGTCTTACTCGATCACCAACCACAATGTTTGTTGTATTGATTCCACTAATTTGAGTTGATCCTATTCCCAAAGTACCCGATGATGAAACGGAATTGAATCTGATAGTTGCTATTCCAAGAGCTCTAAATCCTTCAGTTCCTCCTACAGGCGCTGAAATTGTTACTATTGGTGTTGACACATAACCAAAGCCACTATTTCCAATAGAAAGAGTATTAACTGTACCGGCAATAGATATTGTTGCTGTTGCAGTTGCTTGTACTGGTGAGGGACTTCCTGAGAAGGTTATATTTGGTGGAACAGTATATCCAGAACCAACTGTTGCTCCAGTTCCTACACACCAAGGATCTGCGGTTGAGAATCCTACGGCTGTTACAATTCCAGTGATTGGATCTATTGTTGCAATTCCAACAGCAACTATTGTTGGTGCAACATTTCCATATATACCTCCCGTGCTAATAGCAACAATAGGTGCAGTAGTGTATGCTCTTCCCGTTGTGCTAAATGCAATTGAAGCTGGATTAATCGAAGATCCATCTATCCCACCACCAATGTCTATTGTTGCTGCAGCAAAACTAGTTCCAGGATGAGATATAGTTACTGTTGGAGCACTGGTATAGAACTTTCCTCCAGTTGTAATTGCAACAGATTGTACTGTACCTCCAGTTTGATTATAGTTGGAAAGTGTTGCTGTTGCAGCGGCCGCACTGGCAGATCCTGGTGGTAGCGAGAAAGTAACAGTTGGCGCAGTTTTATAGAATACACCGCCGGTTGTCCCTCCAGGGAATAGGAATGAAGATGCACCTATACTTATAGTTGCAGATACAACACTTACTCCACCACCAACTATAGGATAATCAAGCGTGGCAGTTGCTGCAGCACCAACATGTTTTGGAGCACTAAACGTAACTGTTGGTGTTGATGTATATCCAGAACCAACAGAAGTTAAAGTAACAATTCCAACACTACCAGTAGTTCCTATTCCTGCGATAGCAGCTGCACCCGATCCTTTTCCACCAATAAATTTAATTCCTGGAGCAACAGTATATCCATATCCAGGATTAATTATTTGCACTGATTGAACAGATTTTGCTTGTGGATTTATATTATCATTGCATACAACTATTCCACCAATCATTAATGCTGTAGCTACACCAGTTAAACCACCACTTGGAGCAGAAGATATTGCGACTGTCGGTGTTGATGTATATCCCCCACCTCTGTTTGTAACTGAAATAAATCGTATAGCACCATTTACAATAGACGTTACTGCTCGTGCAGTCGATCCCACTCCTGTAAGAGTTAGTGTTTGTGTTATGCCTACACCACTAAACAACTCAGAACCAATTCCAACACCAGCATTTTCATCATCTATTTGATCAATTCCAGTATCGATAACTTCATCTTCATATCTAAACAATTCACATCTAAGTTCATATGTATAGTTGGTGTTTAATTGATAAAATGGTTTTTCATGTTCAACATATTTAATTTCAAACAATCTATCACCTAAAGGAAAATAAACTAAATCCCCTTCCTTAGGTCTACTAGAAAGTTTTACATTTGGTTGATTTTTGATAAGAGGTGAAATATAATTTTGAAATCTTTCTCTAGAAATTGTTAAAACTATTTCATTCAATGCCTGAATACCAAATTTTGATAGAATAGTGGGGTTGTCAGAATAACCATCAAAACTATTAATATAAGCCTCTATTGGATAAGCATAATCAAACAAAGATTCTATAACTTCTCTCATAACCGTTTTTTCGGTTATGTATTTTCTGGGCAAATAATAAACATCAGTTCCATACATGCGAAGCTGTTCGTTTATTAAGTCTTGAATAAGACCTTGTTCGCCTGCTGACCCTTGAAGGAAAAAAGGATTTAACATGTATATTACCCTATCATATCAAGAGGTGGTAACTCATAAGTATTGGACATTTTTTCCATTATGAGGTCAATTTCTCTCTGAGCATCATCATACATTTGTCTACCATTGAGTTCTACCCCACCAGGTAGTTTTACTCCAGTAAACTTCATCATATTTTGACCCCACTGTCTCTTTATGAGAGCTGTTAGGTATGGTTTGATAAAAGAATCATTCCAAACACGAGAATATTCACTTGGATTTAAAGTTGCAAAACAATCTATAATTATATACTGACCAGGACTTACTGACCCCCAATCAATATCTAGATATAATCTATCTTGTCTCTTATTGAATCTAATTTGTTTTTGTGTATTTAGAAGGAAGTCCAAATCTTCCAAATAAGTTTTTACCATTGCATAAGAAAGAAGTTCTGTACTTCCCCAATAATAAATATCATTCAAAAACAACTGATATTTAACACTAAACATATTGTTTGTAATTGTGTTGGCACTATCAAACAAAAATATTTTAGTGACTCCTATAACAGATGATGGAATTTGCAAGTAATTACTATTCTCTTCATAAGTAAAAGTAGTTGCAGTTCCAACTATTGATGTTGTAACAGAAGTAGTTGCTATTCCTGCAACAGAATCTGCTCCTCTAGCCCTTCCCCTATCAATATCTGCTTGAGTTAATTTATATTTGTAAAACGCATTATAGACACCATCAAAATGTCTTTCTTGAAAAAATTGTATGGCATCATCTACAAGATCTTCTATTTGCTCATCAGCAACGTTTATCTCTAAGACTGGCGCACCAAGTCTTCTTTTACAATAATCAATTAGTTCCTGTCTTGTAGATGGTTGTGCCATTTACTTATTACCTCTTAAACTTATTTATGGTTGAGTGCTAACCAAAGATGAAAAAACTTCCTGTTGTTTTAAATACAATTTGAAGTAACACTTTGCAATATTTTTTATATCTTCGATATTATCAATTTTTTCTATTTCACCACAAAATTTGACGTATTCAAAACTTTTATTTAAATTTTCTAGCTCTATATCATTTGGATTCATGCAACAAACTCCTCAGTAAATTTTTAATTTCATTGATATCATCTTTCATATTAGCAAGATCCTCCTCAAAGTTTTGTAACTTTTGACTCTCTTCACGTTTGGCGTCTCTTTTCTTAATATATTCATTGTAGTCATTCATGTTTGTATTGATAATAGTATGTGAATTTTTATCTCTCAGTAATCCAGAATGACCTTTTATTTTTAAATAATCCATAGTTCAATCATGCAAGAGTTATGATTCTCAAGTCTCTAAGTCTAGGAACATAAACTTGACTTGTGGACGTTAGTACAATTTTAACTCTACATGCTCTAAATGCAGGAAGACCATCTACAGTAAATTCATAATCTTTATAATCTAGTTTTGATTGTGAGAATTCGATTACATTTGACTTTTCAATTTTTCTGTCAGATCTTCCATCACTGTTGCTTAAATCTATAACTTGATTATTTGCATTTAAATTATTATATCCTGGGAATGGTATGAAAATAGGATCAAAGTTTGGATTTTCGCTAATAGAATAGAATACTCTTATATCACTATAGTTGTTGATGTGGGCTGCAGCAAGAACCTTAATAGAGGTTGCTGAGTTTTCTAAGACAATTTCCTTAGAAATATATTGACATGCTGTAGGATCTTCAAAAACACCATTCACTCTATTATCTGTAGCATAATTTGTGATGACATCGTTTACTCTATTTGAAGTTAAAACTAGAGAAACTCTTTGTGCATCTATCACAGGCGAAAGTTTGCTGTTCGATGTTTCAAGTCTCAAAGACATATTAAAGGACTTATTTCCTTTGATATTTTGTAACTTTTGAGTTTCGTTAATCTTTGAGCAAATAATTCTTGGAGTGTTCAGATAATTTGCATTATTCAAGGACACTGCTTCAACACCATTGTCAACAAATGGAGATTCTGTTCCACTTAAACTCTTTCCAGTCACAGTTCTCATTGTTGCACTCAAATTAGTTTCTCTGAGTGTTAAATTATGAACCATTGGTGTTACTACTTCATAAGGCATATTTTGAGTTGCTTTTATGAGATAACCACCAGTAGTTTTTGTTCTACCTGTATAAAGTTTGGGAACAGAAGTACCTACACTTCTATCAACACCGTCTGAAGACATATCCAATTTAATATGATAAGAATCAAATGTAATTGGATCTGACACAGTAACATCGTCAAGATTGTGTGTTTTATTGATTCTTCTTAGAGATACACTATTGAGTTCATATTTGTAAACTGGAGTACCTGCTGGATATGTTTTTGGATTTGAACCTCTAGTTATAGTTCCACCAATGGTATTTGTTGAGGATGATGTATAAGAAATGACCTCATCACCAATCAAAATATAACCAGGATTCGTTGTTCCAACCCCAACATTTTCGAATGTTGAGAATGTTGATCCAAGTACTATAGAAATTGGTGCAGTAGAGTCTGATCTATATTCTGTAGTTATTGTAGTTGGCTTCGAATCTGGCATAGCACCAGAAATTGTAACGTAATTCTCATCGGAATACATTCCATGATTTTTGTGATTGACTTTTATGTGCAATCCATCTGATACTGTTACTATTGGAGATTGAATAATAACACCACCACCAACAGAATAATTAAGTTCTGTATTAACTCCAACACTATTAGTGTAGAAAATTGTTCCACCTGCTCCAGTTGCAAAATCTCCTTGAACATTGTCAAGAATTATTTCATTTGTAGCCAATATTGAACTTACTGACAATCTTGCACCAGAACCAACATTAAATGATCCTATTGTAGTAATTCCTAGAACATCACCTACAATATATCCAACTCCACCGTTAGTGATGGATGCAGAAGAAATTGATCCCGCATTAACTGTTACATTTGCAACTGCATTTCTTCCAGATCCTGTAATAGTGACTAAGTTAACTCCTGTAAAAGTTTGAATTCCTGCGGATGGTGTGTAACCAATACCCGCATTGATGACTCTGAGTGAACCTGTTGCTATTCCAGCACTTCCGACATAATCTCCAGTTGCATTTGTATTTGCCTGATAGATAGTGTTGCCTAGAGTTAATCCAGTATCCTGAACTGTAGTGCCTAGGCCTACTCTAATTTTCTTAGCACTCATACTGAGTGAATCTGGCATTAATTTTGCTATTTGTCCGTTTCCTTCAGACAACTCTGGATTATAAAATTCAACAGTACCAGAAGTTAAGAAGTCTGCTCTATAAAGTTTGAACTTCAGGTCGTCCCACTGACTTGCTTCCCAAGTGGATGCATTTTGGGATTTAAACAAAGATCCCAAGTATGGTTGATTTGAAATATAAGCTTGAGTTAGCAAATCATTTTCACCAACTCTAGAGATAAACACTTGATACTTAGTTGAGGTAGATACAAGTGCTAATGCATATTCTTTTCCACCCTCAAGATAAACTGGAGCTTTAAATTGAACAGTCGTTGCAACAGATCCATCACTTGAAGTATTGACTTGAGATGGTGATAGGTCAACTTCGGAGAATGGGACAATTGTTGTGGTTGGATATCCATTAGACATTGTTCTTATCTGAACAGTCACTGGAGTATTCTCGTCATCTTTTGATTCAAAATAAACTTGACATTTTGTTAGGAAAACTCCTTCTGCATCATCAACAAAGAATGATTGTGCTAGAGGATCATACCATCCAACGATACCAGTTCTTGAAGAACTGCTAGAACTAACTGATGATGAAGAACTTGTTGATGAAGAAGTTAAAGTGCGAGTATCAAATTCTTGTCTAGATTCAATAGTTGCATTTCTAACTGATAGAACATTTTCTTGTACAGTTTCTAGTGTTCCGCTAGAAACGAAAGATGATTCTGCTATAGTAGTTGCGGAATTTTGGTCGTTAATATTGCTATTGACTAAAGTAAATACTTTAGTTCCTGTTTCAAATCTTGGATGTACATCTATGTTTGGATTTGGTACATAGAAACTTCCAATTAAAGTTGCGGATAAGTCTGAAACCAATCTAACATTAGTGATTGTAGCTTGAGCACCACTTGTTTGCCCAATCAAAGACATTCCAGATGAGACCCAACCAGAATATAATCCTTCTGGTTGATCTGCAAGAGAATATGTGTCAACATTTAAAATATTAGAAGTTGAAGAATAATTTGCAGAAAGAACCTGGTTAGTGTATGGATTTTCTGGGAAAATTGCTGTAGGTGAATCATATGATCCTTCCATATGATTTGATTGAGCAACTCTGAAAGATATTGTAGGTGTAGTTTGGCCAAGATTCTCATTTATACCAATTTCAGGCATTGTTCCAACTACAGTTTCTCCGACCTGGAAAACTCCAGAAACCATACTAATTTCTAGTAGTTTTGGAATACAATAGGAAGTTACATCGATACCATCAAAGAAAGCATATAGTTGTGTATTTGGTTTTACTCTCTTAGAAACAAATTCAATGTTTCTGGATCTCATATATGAGATAATTTCTGTAGAAACTACATTATCCCCCAAAGATACTTGATCGAGAGATTCTGTTACATAATAAGTTGTTCCAGTTCTACTTTGTTCTGTAGTTGTAGTTGTAGTAACTGAAGATGTTGTTTCAAAAAATGTTGTCTCAGTAATTCTTCCAAATTGAGGTAATCCTGTAGTTTGTCCAGGAGACCAAGCTTGATCTCTGCTATTTTGCGTCCAAGATGAAGTGGATGATGATGTGGAAACATCAGTCACTCCAGTCCAATCAGTTTGCCAAGAATCCCAGATAGTTGGCGCAAATCCAGTTTGTGGATCTAAGTCATAAGTTTCCTGAGCTGAGAATAAAGTGCTCTGGTAATTTCCTTCAACATCAATAATATTGGAATCAATTCTTGCAGTATCAACCCAAGTGTCGGAAGATGGAGTAAGAGTAACATCCCCACTCCAGAAACTGATCATAAATGGCGTTACACTTTCAGTTCTGGTTGCAAAAGTTTGTGCTAACCATTCAATTTCAGAATAATCGAGAGTAATAATATCATTAGATCTTCTTACATTAATACCTTCAACTGTAGAAAATTCTTTATCTTCATTTGGATTTACATTTACAACGGGCCCAAGAGATAGGTCGATCGAATTTGTATAGTGCTGAGGTCTTAACTCTCTGTTTGCTCTATCTGTACTGTTTTTAATACCAAACTTAGATTCTTGTATTAGAGAAGATGTAAAATTATCTACCAAAAATCCAGATTTAAATCTATTAAGTCCATTTTCATCTGGAATAAACAGATTAGAAGTATTTGTTTCAAGTAAGGATAATGTTGTATAATACTCTAAGTTTTTAACTCTGTCTTCAATTTTTTTAATATCAGACATTCTATATCTCTTGTGATCCAGGAATCTAACATTTGCCTGAGCAACATTGTAGAGATATGGTGGTAATGTAATAGTTGCTATTTCAAGAGCATCATCAATAACTAAAGGTTTTTCTGGTTTTTCTGAAGGATCCCCATATCTTATTTGGAATAGACCATCCTTTGTCAAGAAAATTCTATCTATTCTTCCTAGGTAGAAAGAATAGTTAATAATCATGGATTCATCTGATGCTAGAACATTAGCTGCAGAATTTCCAGACTGATTAAAGGATCTTCCATAAAATTCTAACGGAGATCTTGAGTTTTCTGAAACAGTATAGTTAGATGTTCTTGGCCTTATATCGATGAGGTCAGTAGTTCTAACTCCATCAACCGTTTTAATTTCTGTAGAATAATCGAACGAACTATAAGAATTTACCGTTGTAATATCACCATCATCTGTTGAATCATAATATGCACTATCAAAGTAAATTTTTAACTTTCTTGTAGGCTCAAAAGAATCTGATTTTCTAGTTATAAAACTATAATCATATAAAGTACCCTTTTGATTTGGTGAGAAAGTATAATTTGCTGCGATATTAAAACTCGTGGAACCTAGAGTTGTAACAACTGCTTGTATTCCAGACTCTTCAAAAGTTACAGTTTCTCCTTGTTGGAAGAGATTTGAGTTTTTATTGATATATGAAATTTGTGTTGCTGAAGTTTTTTCTGCCAATACTGCAACTGCGCCACTTGTTGATCCAGTTATTTTTTCACCAATTAATAGGTCGCCAGTTGTTAATGTTGGGCCATTAATATTGGACAAGATCATAGTTGGAGCAGAAGGATCTGCTGTTCCCGATGATTCGTAAATTGCCAAAACTGACATAACATCTGGAACATTTAATGATATAGTTTCATCTTGAACTCTGGTTCCATATGGATAATTACCATAAGTTAATCCATCATTCAAAGTAGTTGCACCTATACCAGAACCAGAATACTTTGATTTGTCAACTACAATACTGTTTACTCTGTTCTTTCTCTTAATTTTTGCTTTTGGATTTAACTTCTTAAGAGTTGTTATTAATTTCGCACCAGTATCGTTAGAACCTAGATTATAAATCTGAAGTTCTGTTCCACCATTAATAAATGCAAATTTATCTGCCGTTAATACTTCAATTTTTCCGTTTGATCTTACTAAGGAGTATCTTTCTTCATCAAATGGTAAAAATGTTTCATTTGCTCCAGCAAGAACGTTTGTTGAGAGTTGATTTGAAGAAATACTTACAGTGTATATTTTTCTAATATTTAAATAACCATCAACTAAATCGATATTTGAAATATTTGATTTTGGTAATTGTGTGTAGAGTGTATTATCTTTAGAATCTGCTAGATTTGTACTTAAGATTGATAAATCTGTTGTTGTAGTTGCAGTTGTTGGAAGTGCTCCACTATTAATACCCGATACAGCAGTAACTGCTTCTATTCTTAGAGAAGATGTGGTTACGTTTGTGACCTTCGAATATATTGGATCTGATGTTACTGAGGAATTGCTATATGAAATTAAGTTTCCTGGTTTGAAAACCTTTATTAGATCTACAATAGAAGAAATTGTTACTGTACTAATTCCACCACTCCCTGCAGAAATAGTAGATTGTCCTAAAACAATTCCTGTACTTTGAATCGTATCTGCGTTAAAAGTTGATCCAGATCCAACTACTCCATATACTGATTTTACATCAGAAATTCCATACGAAGTAACTGCAATAGAAACTAAACCAGTTTCTATGCCATCGACAATTAGTTGTTCGTTGGTAACAAAATTTCCTTTTGTTTCATAGACTGTAACTGCAATTCCCGCAACAACTGCATCTTTTATGAAAGCAGTAGCTCCACTATTTTTACCTTTTATAAAGGTGGGAACAGAAAAACTAGTGGGCTCATTGATTGTAATTTCTGTAGTTGTTTGAATATCGTAAAGTGATATATTCCACTCATTTAAATCAGACAAACTATTATATGATCCAGACTCCAATCTGTAATCATATACTCTTGCTACTCCGATTTCTTTTCCAGCAGCAGTAAATGAAGTTACTCCAATTCTAGAATCTCTAAGACTCAATACATATGTATTTCCTACTCCAATAACAGGAGCACCGTTTGCTCTATTTAAACGGAGTGTTGGTCCTGTTTTATAATTAATTGCTTGATTTTCTAAAGTTTTTGTTGTTCTTGGTTTTTGTAGATCTAAAAAGGTAGAACTTGTTGTTTTAAGTTCATAACCTCTAACGTAAGCTTTACCTGGAGAAATTTGACATACAGCTAAATTTTCTGAAGGTATTGAACCATTTGCTGTAAACTGACCCGAGTTGTATATACCTTCATTCCCCATTCCGTTGTTTAGGGACTCTTTAAGAGCAACTTTAAATGGTTTTACATAATAGTCACCAGATTCTTCATAAGTTCTTCGTGCTAGTTCGTTGGCAAATTCATTATATTGTGTTCCCTGAACAACAGTTCTTATTGTTCCATTTTCAATAGTTGCTAATTCTATGAAATTGTTATCATTAAAGTCATCTAAACTTTTTTTAAACAATGATACAGATATTCTTAATCTATCGGCACCTGGTGCTGAGTAATTATTAAATCCTTGTGAGTTATCTGTCAGAGTCTCGTCAATATCTGAGTTTATAATTTGCTCACTTATATTGAGACCAACTCTATAATTTGGTTTATTATTGTACTGATCTAGAATTAAAGTTTCTTTATTTACGTTTACGAACTGCCCTCTAATGAAATAAATTCCTTCTTGAATACTGAAAGAGCATCCAGTTGCAGTTGCAGATGATGCAAGTGTAGATGCAAAAGGTGTTCCTGCAGGAATAGTTGTATTTCCAAGTAAACCTGAAGAGATATCGATGTTACAGGTCAGTGGCTCATTATCAAAAAATGTCTGAGAAGAATTATTTGCAGTGCTTGAAGAAATATAACTTACATATAACGTAGTTGTTGATCTTATAGACTGAGAAGATGTGATAACATTATCTACATATGCAGTAACACCAGAAGTTTGACCAGTAATCGTGGTTCCAATTAATTGATTTACATACGCATCAACTGGAACACCCAGATACAAGTTTTGAACTTGAACTGCATAATACAGTTGATTATATGACGTGTTACCTGGAATAACCTTTGCACCCTCTTTAAAGAAGTGCTGACCAAACCTCTCAATTTGATTCTGAAGTATGGACTGTAAAGTCGTTAACTCTCTTGCTTGAACAGCATATCCCGGTTTAAATAAAACCCTATGATAATCACTATCAGGATTAAAGTCATCAAAATATGGTGCTACGTTGAGGTTGGTTTGTTGAGCCATAATTCTTTAGAACTGCAAAATAACTTTGATATCTTCTTTTTGGTTTGATGACCTTGTTATTGATGGTCTGTTGTCAGCATATATAATGTTTCCAGAATATTTTTTAACTTCTGGATTTGACACGCCACTAGTGAAAGATTGACCAAGATAGTATGTCCTACTATTTATTGTGGTTGAGACACCTGTAAAAGTGCTATCAATGGACAAACTTACAGTTCCCCCTGATATTGCTAATCCACCACCCGTTCCGGGGGAACTTGTAAATCTGTTTTGTTTAAATCCATATGTTGGAGTTGTGATTGCTACTCCAACAGTTGTAAATCCGGCATTTGATCTATCTTGCCAATACTTCAAGACACCTGTAATTTGATCATAGTTTATAACCCTACCTACTGCAGTTGTTCCAGTAGAAATAGTTTGTGTTATATAAGCGTCTGCAGCGAACGCTGCTGTGCTATATCCAGCACCGGTCAACTTTAATGCATAAACTGCACTAGCTTTATCTAAGGAAAGTAAATCGGTTGATCCAAATGCTTGTGGATTTTGAACAATACCTATTCTAGAAATTTGATTACCCGTTATAAAGTCTGGATTTTCTATATCATTTTCAATTCTAGAATAAAGAAGAACATTATATGCTCCCAACTCTCTGTAAATGTCTTTTCCATGTCCACCTTTTGGTGGAATTATGACATTAAATGTTGGCCTCGTTGTTCCTGTAGGAACATTACCTGCTTCTAAATCTACACTACCATAAGTGTATCCAGATCCTTGATTGGATACTGTAATAGATTCTACTTTTTGATCGTTATTGATGATTATAGTGCATTCAGCACCAGTTCCATCTCCCTTGATTGGAACTCTGGTATAAGTTGAGTTTGCTGTCCCAAGCCCAACTCCTCTATTAGTAATGGTAACTATCTTAATAGAACCATCTACCGCATTATCTCTAACTGCTGAATTATCTGCGTTAGTTGTAGTTGCCCAGTTTACTGGAACAGGGATAAAATCAGTCGATTCAAATTTTACAAGATCTGATGGGTTAATTGTGTACAAATATTTCCATACATAACCATCTCCACTAGAACCTGCAGCTCTAGGTTCTAAGTCAGTGAAAGTTGGTTCATCTAAAGAAGGTCTTCCGTTAGGATTATCTGGACTGGTTCCATTTTGCAGACAAATATAAACCTTATACTCACTATTCATCACATAGAAAAGTGACGAATATAGATTTGTTGCACCAGAAACTTTAGCAGTGTTTGATCTGCTGTAATCATGGCGATACATATCATAAGTATTTCCTGATACCCAGGTTATCCTTGGAATAACTTGTCTAACATCAGATGCATTGATTTTTTTCAATGCAATCATAGTATCCCAATAATTATTCTCTTCATCAAAATTATCTTTTGGTGAAGGTGGATTAGAATCCCAATCAGATTGTACCTCTGTGGCATTTGGTAGACCAATAAAAGAATAATATACGTTGTCTGTAGTAGTTACTCCAGCAACAAAGTTTTTTGCATTTAATATTCTAATTTGATCAGTTATAATTGCTGCCATTTTATGAGTTTTTTATCTATTTAGTAGTTATATTGCAACTGTATTTAACGTACCACTGTTTTCAACAAACAGTCTATACCTAGTTCCATTTGCCGATGTTAAGATAATTCCCTGAGAAGTATTTAATCCAACGTGCAAAGTACCTCTTGGAATTGTGGTTCCAATGCCAACAGAATATCCAGTTCCAACTAATATATTTGAAACAACTTGATTACCAATACTTACATCAGTACTAATAGAAACCTGAGTTGCATTGATGGTCAAATTATTGGGACTAGTTATTGTTGGTGATCCAGAAGGTTGTATTAGATTTAATTCTTTTACACCGAAACTTTTATCTGCCATCTTAGGTTTTATTCTTATTTATTGTTGTTTTATATTAAGTCCGGTAATATTCAGTCCTGTTATTTTTGGAACGTCTGCATTTGCAAATGGATTATATAAAACTCTCCGAGGAGCACCTCTCAATCCATTTAGATCTGACCAGTATGCTAAAGAACTTCCAACAGCAACAGCAGAACTTTCTGGTTCTCCTTCGTAAAACAAACTTGTACTTAGGCCAACGGATGCTTGATTTAAAACCCAATTTCTTGCATCTACTCTGGTTAAATTTGGTTTTGTTTGTGCATATAGTGCGACCAGTCCTGCAGCAAAAGGTGCTGCAAAACTAGTTCCAGAATCAAATCCAAGATAAAAACTTACCCCAGTACCTACAGATCTTGGATCTACCCAACTAAATGGTTTAGTAGCGTATGTTGGACCAATTATGTAAGATCCTGAAGTCCAAACATCAATAGCAGGTCCAGAGTTGCTTGTAAACCACTTTGCTTCAGTATCATCATCATACATTCCGCCGCCAAAATTTCCAACATTAATTACAGCATCTGGTAAACCACGATGATAATCAGGAGGACTTCCTGGTCTATTGTAATAGTACTCATCACCAGATCCTAAAGTTGCTGTATTTGCATTTGGGGTAAATAAATTATTATAATCAGAACCTCCCGGAATATCAGACTTGTGGTAGTTATTTGCAGCTGCTTGAACCCATATAATATCAGGTCTTTCGTCTAAAAGATCCGATAGTTTAGTTCTCGCTGATGTTAATGCGCTATTAAATGTGTAATAATTTAATCTATAATATTTTCCTACTATAGGACCTTGTACAACTGTGGATAAATCAGTTTTTAATCCGGGATTAATTGCAGGAACATTTAACTGACTTGCTCTAACAGTCGTTGATCCATAACTAACATTTCTAAAACTAGCATTCCAATTGACTGCAGGTAGTGCGGTATTAATTGGACCTAGCAGTGTTCCGCCAGATGTGCATTCGTGGGCCTGAAAAGCAATTCTTCTCAAATATCCAAAACTAGATGACATAATCGTTGGATTTTTAACACCAGTTTCTGGATTTATTGGTTTATTATCGTGCCAGACTGCAACATAATCAAAAGCATCTGCGGTGTCCGCAAATCCAATGTCTGCTCTATCTGATGCTGCTATTGACCAAATGTTTGCTTCATATGCATAACCAAATCGATTGCCTGCAGCCATAGAAGCGCATGTGCTGCCATGCCATGCAGTATTTCCAAAAGTATTACTTGCTCCATCCACACCCTCAAGTGCTCTTGCTATTGTATAGTTTGCTAAAGATCCTGTTCCTGGTTCTGTTAATCCAGCACCTGCCCAGGTAAAACCAAATTCATCTGGACCGTGAAGTAATATATCCTTTACGCGAGTTACAGTCGATGTTCCCACACCAACTGGAACCGAATTATATCCTGGTTTCAAAAATTCTGGATGAGCCCAATGAACACCGGTATCTACTACAACTATGTCTACATTTTTACCCGTCAGAGAATATGGTAAATCCGAATAATACCTTGCTGTTGTTCCTACTCCAATAAACTGATTTGTTTTGCTTGAATGACGAATTAATCCCCAATGAGTATAAGTCAAGCCTGCGCCAGATAATGCATTAAGATTAGCATCATATCTAACATTCATTTCTTGTTCGCCAAACCTATATCCAAAAGACATTGGGGTATGGTCTGGATGCTGAACATCCAATCTAGCTTGTTCGATTACATTTGGATTAAAAAGTCCATCTTTTTGAATCCAATTAATATATGGATGATTTTTTAGTTCTTCAACTTCATTTTCGGTTAGTTTATAGCAACCTCTTACTTTGGAGAAAGGGTAATCTGAGACACATTCTACAACTCTATTTGGTATGTATTGTCTCCTTGTCACTTTTGTTAACAAAGTATGAAGTTCTATCCACTGCTCTTCATTATTTGCGGCCACTGTATATTCTTGAGGAACATCAGACCCCACCCCAACAGCAATTTGTCTCTCGATAATTAAATCTTCCATAAAATTATATTAAAGAATTTCTTACAAATCTATAAGTAGTTAATCCAGTTACCCCTGTTTGTGGTGTTACCTGTAAGAGAACATTGACACCAGAAACAGTAGCTCCTACTGAAACAATTTGACTTGGTTCATACATAATTGCATACTCTTGAGAATATGCTGTAGATCCATTGTTCATCACAAGAACTTTTTGTGCTTGAATATAAGTTCCATATCCAATATGAACTGTATATTCTGCTGTTAAGAATGATGTTGCAAAAGTATCAATGGTAGTAGATACTCCCACAGATGCACTAAATGTACCAAAACCAGATTGTGTACCAGATCTACCAACTTGAAGTTGTGTGATTGGATTTGTAGTTGCAATACCAACTCTAGTTTGTTGTGTGGTGCTAGACCCACCTTCAGTTTTTACTGTAAAATACTCAGCAGACCCCGAAATATTTCTAACAGTAATATCTTTATAAAAATCAGTTCCACTAGTAGTTGTATTATACCTCAGTGTAACTGCTGGAACATCACTAGCAGTATGATAAAGTGCTGTTCCACTATCATCAAAAATGGCATAATTACGAGTTCCATTATCAATAGATAGTCCTTGAACAGATGTTACTTGTATGGCTCCAACAGAATTAGAAACTACGGTTTTATCAGATGGAAGTCCATCATAACGATAAACCAAGAATTCATTTCCATTACCAAAATATAATCCTTTGTTATAATCAACTTTTATATCATTTTGAAATGTGGAGACACCAGTTACATTAAGATTATTGAAAGTAGAAACTCCGGAAACACTTAAAGTTTCGAGAGAAGTATTTCCTTTTACAGTAAGAGCACTTGTTGGATTTGTGGTTCCTACTCCAACATTAGAAAGTGTGTGAATACCTGCTGCTGTAGTGACCCATTGAGATGATCCTCCACCACCAGCAGAGCCTGTAACAGTTGCAATGCCTGATGCAAAAGAAACAGTAAGATTGTCGCCAAAATCAATAACTTCGGCAGATCCTAAGTCTCCACCACCATCTCTAATAGTAATTCCAACACCTGCAGCAATTACTCCAGTTATGGAAGATCCATCACCATAGAATTTAGTAGCACTAACAATACCTGTATTGCCGTATATTGTAACACCTGTACCAACAAGTAATTGATTTGTAGATCCATTAAGTGTAATACTTGATGTTCCAACTGTCAAAATACCAGTAATTCTAGCATCACCATTTACATATAAGGAAGTTCCTGATGCACCAACAGCACCAACTTCTAAAGCAAATCGTGGATTAGTGGTTCCTATGCCAACATTTTTTAAAGTATGAATTCCAACACTTGTCGTTGCCCAAGTTCCACCTGCGCCAGCACTCCCCGATGATGTGGATGTAATAATAAAGTTTCCACTTGGACTCTCTAATACAGTAATATTAGCTCCAGCAGTTATTCCAGTAACGATTCCAGTTAGATTTGATCCAGATCCACTGAAACTTGTCGCGGTAACAACACCCGTAAATAATCCACTTCCAGTAACTGTGAGTTTACTTGTTGGATTTGTGGTTCCAATACCAACATTACTTAATGTATGAATTCCTGCCGCAGTGGTTTCCCAATTTTTAGGAGAGGCTGCATTTACTGTAACTTGCCCCGTTGATCCCGAAACAGTAATATTACTTCCAGCAACGATAGAAGTTACAATACCACTAGTTAAAGTAGTTCCGTCACCAAGAAGAGTATATAGTTCACTAAAATTACTATTGATTTTAATAGCACCATCTAATAAACTATCACCTGTACCATCATCTGGAATAGTTCCTGTGCTTATCCCTAATTTTGCCATTATTACGCAAAAGTTTAGAAGTATTTATGGTTTAAGTGATAATGTAATTTTCATAACGAAGATTTTCGCTTCTTCTTACTATAGCTGATGTGGATATTCCACCAACACCATTGTTTCCATAGAAATTGTATGTAGAAGTTCCAGATCTCTGAGGTATTACTACTTTACCCCAACTAAATTGGCCAAAGTAGAATGAAGTTCCAATCGTCCCAGATGAGAAAGTTGAAATTCCTGCTGTAGAAACGCCAATAGAATCAAAAGAATAAACAGTAGAATCAAATGTTATTGTACTGTAACTAAAGTCAACTGTACTAATTCCAGAAATTCTTGTAAATATTCTTCGAGCATATGTTGTTCCTATTCCTGCCACATTTACTCGTACATTTTCCGCAGTTTCAACTTGATAAACATTATCAATAAACTGTGTTGAGAGTCCTATTGTAGAACCATCAATTCTTGCGGATCTTGGTGATAAGAATTGAGTAGAGAATCCAACATTTGAACCATAAACAACAAAATAATCACCAGTGTTCAATGAACTTATTGTTGTTGATGATCCTGCAATAGATGACTGTCTTAAATATGAATTTTCAGGAATGTAAAGATCAAAGACAAATTGGAAAACGTCTGGATTAACCGAAGTTGTACCAAATCCAACTATAACACCAGAATCGCCAGAATATGAAGAAACTCTGTTTGATTCTCTTTGAGGTGAAGGAGATTCTACAAGAACTGCAGGTGGATTTGTGTTTGTGTATCCTGTTCCGGGATTTGTAACAGTAATAGTAGAGACGGAATCACTAATCAACGTAGCAGAGGCTGTTGCGGATGCAGTAGTTCCTAGTCCAATTGGAGATTGGATAGAAACTGATGGTGTAGTTAAGTATCCAGATCCGCCACTATTGATAGAAATTGACGATATTGTTCCAAGCCCAGAAACTATTGCTGTTGCTGAAGCAGATACTTTTGTATCTTGAGATGAAATAATAATTCTATCTTGGAAGGTCAATGATATGTTATTTTCATTTGAAGGATTGAAGAATGGGCGAATATTGTCAACATAAATTGTCGTAGTACCTGTAGAAACAGTCTGAATTACATATGCTGATGGGTAAATTACCGCCTCATAAAGTTCTCTACTCTTTCCTACTTCCTTTCCATTAATAATCTTATCTTCAGTTTGTCTGCACCAAGTTACTGGTCTTACCAACTCCTCATCGGCAGTATTTCCTGGGCCAAAATAAGGAACTGTTTCAACAACATCAGTTGCAAGAACTGACGTTACTGTTCTTTCTTCTTCTTGTAAAGTTGGAGACTGTCCAATTGATGGATCATAATCAATAGTTAATTCATCACCTTCTTTAACTGTTTCTATTACGTTTCTGAAGATGACATCAGTGTCTCCGTTTCCTTTATAGAATACAATTGTACAACTGTCTCCTTCTCTTGGAGCTTCAGTAAACGTGATTGTGCTTCCTCCAGCAAATATGTAAGAATCACCTGGAACTTGAAGAACATCATTTAGGAAAACTAATAAACATTGCTCAACGTCAATTGAAGTTCCCCTCTTAGATAGAATGGAAGTTATTACTCCACCAACCTTGAGTTGGAAACTTGTTTTTTGACCATTGAATTGATCTTCAATAGTATCAAGTGTTTGTAGTTGACCAATATACCATCCAGAAAACTTATCAGTAAAAGTTCTATCTACTGTTATTTTAAATTCACTGAAACTTGGGCTAGATGTTGTTAATATTCCTGCAGAACCTCCAATAGGTATCGTCAATACATCTCCCTGACCATATCCATAACCAGTATTTTTGAGTTCAAAATCTATTACACTAGAACCTTGTCCAACAACAATATCAACAACTGCTCCAGTTCCAATTCCAGAAGAAGGAGAACTATAAACTAATGGAATATTTGAATATGATAGTGGAGAATCGATTATTACATATGGTGGATTTGTGTTTGTATATCCAACACCGGGATTGGTAATGGCGATGCTAACTACGTTTCCATTGCTTACGGAAGCCACTCCAACATAAACTACATTCGGAGTTCCTGTTGTTGAAGTTGCAACACCAACTCTTACAGTTTGAACTCCAACTCTGTATCCAGATCCACTGTTTCCAATACTTACAGAAGATATTGTCCCAAGTCCAGAAACTATAGCAGTTCCACCAGCAGAAACCAGTGGTTGATAACCAAATCCCTCTTCCGATCCAACAGAGACAATAACACCACCCATAGGTAATGTTGATGTGTTTGGATCGCTAGTTATAGAAACTCCAGATCCTATGAAAGTTGCTGTTGTTATTCCAGAAGACTCTGTTAAAGTATAATTATTTGATAATCCTGGAGTTTGGAAAATATCATTTACTAAAACTATAACATTATCTGTTGATACGCCAGTAACATTACTTTGATTTTCATATTTTAAACTAAATTTATCTGTATTTCCATCAAATTCACTTGACACATCAAAGAATACGCGATTCTTATAATAAGTCTCCTCAGTAGTAAGTTCAACTCCATTTTTCAAGAATACTCTTCCGTGGAAAGAAGAGGAACTCTTTATTCCAACCCAATCTCTCTCATCAGGATCAGTTGTTTCTTTAGGAACGTTTCCATATGGAGCACTTGCAAAATTGATAGTATTACCAACAATATTGTACGATCCAGTAACTTTCGTAACAACAGAATTTGTAGAATACCCGACAACTGGACCAATATCAGTTCCCATCCAAGGTCTAGTTACTTTTACTGCATTTGTGCTACCAAATCCAACAGAGTCAACCAACATTATCTCATCTTCAATTTTGATTAGATCTCCACTGAAGAATGAAGTTATGCCGCTGAAATACAGTACATCATCAATTACAAGAGATTTTGAAGCTAATGTTGAAGTTATTGCTGTAGAAACTACAGGTGATTGTATAACATTATCAATTGTAACAATAACTTTTGGATTTTTATTTTTAGCTACAATTGTGTGAGAACTTCCTGCACCTACGCTTGTAATGTTCAAATAGTCGGGAACAACTTTTAATGCATTTTCTGCACTAGCAGCAAATTTAATTTTATTATCACTTTCCTTGATAATAAACACTGATGATGGTAATTTATCGGTCGTTCCTATGCCAACAATAAAGGTAGATCCAATACTAATAGAGTTTGCTGAAGAAGAAGATCCGTTAGAATATTCTACTTCTTCTCCACTAACAAAGAAGTGTCCAGGAACAGTCACCGTGTCATTGGTAACATCAACAACAGTGGAACTAGATCCATCAAAATATCTTGAGAAAATATCTCTTTGATTATGTTGTAGTGGGAAAGAACGCTTAACGTCAAATCCTGTTCCAAAATAAGTACCACTTTCAGACACAATTGTTGCATTATTCAAACTTAATGTGTCTGTTGTTGTTGAGGCTATGGAGATGGAATTTACAAAAGATCTTACATCAACATTAATATTTGGAAGTGGTGTAAATGTGAGTTGTGTTACTCCACCACTTCTGGTTGCTCCAAATGTTCCTAACCCAACAGAAGTTTCAATATTTCCAAATTCAGTGAAATATACTTCACTATCATCATCAATAATTACAATTTCAGATATTTGATGTCTGTTATTTGTAGTATCTGTTACTTGTACGATACAATATGCTGTATCATAAATGTCGTCATAATCAACAACAACAGTTGATATTGGTGAAACTGTTGAAGAAATTGCAACTCTATTTCCTTCTAAAACAGCATGATTTAGAGTTATTTCGGAATTGGTAGTAGATCCTGTCGAATCTGTTATTAATGTGTTGATTAAGTTTACAGTTCCAGCAATACCTGCATTTGGTATGAAATCTAAGATTACATTGGATCCAGAAATGTAAGCATTATAAGTTCCAAAACCAGATAAACTCTCTTCTCTAAGATTTGTGTTTAATCTTCCATATTCTAGTATACTTACATCAGTATCATCATGTAATAAAGTAATTTCATCAAACTGATAATCAGTCTGAGTTTGATTATAAAATTGTATAAGAAGTTTTGATGATCTATAAGAAGCCTTATCAAACGATACTATTGTCGTAGTTGTTCCAGAGGATACTGTTGCATTATTTGTGACAATATTTACAATATTAAGATTTGTACTACCAATTCCAGAAATGCCATCGTTTACATCATACGATAGTACAGTTGTATTAAAATTGTTTCTTTCAAATTTGGTTGGATAAAAACGTAGAACAGCATCAGAACCCTCTATCGCAAAATCATATGAACCCATATCATATTGGGTTTCGACTCTAGCATACTGATTTAAATATCCTAAACCATCATTCTGAGCCAAACTCAGTGCTGTTATTTGCCTCTCATTATAATACCTAGAATCTCTTGTATAGATAAAGCACTTTTTAGTTTTAAAATTATTTGAATTGATTCTTGAAATATTAGAGTATCTTTCATCTCTAGGATTACTGTTGAATAGATAACTTACATCATCTATGAGTAAAACACGATTTCCAACAGATTCAAAATAATCCGTTAACACTCTACTTGAGAATGTAATTTCATCGGAGAATAATCTGTCACTCACTAGAGCATTTTCTCTAACTAAGTCAAAATCTTTAACACAATTTAAATCAACAACACTGACAAAATCTACCAAAACAGTGAAAGATGAATCTATTGGACTTCTGACAACCAAAGAATCGTCCAAAGAATTCAATTCTTCTCTGTTAGAATTATACTTGAGAGAAGATTTCATCTCAAGGTCACTAAACTTTTTAAATCCGGCGGTATGGTTTAGTGATCCTACAACATCTTCCCAATCATCATAAGGAACTGCAGATTTTAGAGAGTATGAGAAGTTTTGATAATAAAAACTATCTTGAATTCTTTGTAAGTTATCATTCAAAAATCCTACATTAGAATTCCAACCATTCTCTACTTTTGATAGTGCATTTAATTTAAAGAAAGCATCAAATATTGTAATATTAGAAATTAAACCACTTGCATTGGATGAGGCTCCTTTAACAACTTCACCTGTTACAAAATCTGATTTTGATCCTATCGATAGAATACTTGATTTTGGATCCCATTTCTCAACAAAACCAACTGCAGAATCTGATACAATTGTTTCTCCTTTTAAAAATTCTCCTTTCTTCAATACTGGGTTGAAAAGTGGAAAATCTTTTTGTGGTATGATCCTTCCAGAAGAATTGAAAGGATCAAAAATTCCTGGAATTTCATTTGAAGAAAGTAATCCATCCAAACTGTAAGCCACAGTTCCAATTCCACCAAGATTCTGATCAACATCAGTTAAAGTGAAAAGAGTGTAGTTATATTTTTCTGAATTATATCCTTTTCCTGTAGATCCTACACCAACACTAATATTTTCTATTAAAACTTTATCATTTACTGCAAATGGGAACGTGTTTTCAGTACTAAATCCAACAGAAAGAACTACCGTAACTTTTTTATTTGTTGAGTTGTAAGATATCGATCCAATTCCAATTCCATTTGTATTTTGTGTTGGAATTATTGTTGGTTTTACATTATTCAGAGAGAACGTATTATTCAGTATAGTTACTTTAGAGTCTCCAAGAGTATATTTCAAATCAACATCTTTAACCAGTTGATTAGTTTTGCCGTCAAGTAAAATTAATTTTGGAGCTTTAGAATATCCTCTTCCTGAAGAGGTAATACCAATATAATCTATTGTAGATAGAGGTTCCATCTTTGCAAGTTGAGGCAAAGATGCACTTGGTCTCAAACTAAAATCTGATGGAAAATCAAATCCGATGTCAATCTTTCTAGTTTTTTGAACAACTCCAATAGATCTGCTGTTTGGTTCTAAGATTGCACTAGATCCATTAACAGATGAAATTGTGGAAATTCCTGGTAAGGAATAATAATTTGCTCCGCTGTTAGCAATGTTTAGTTCGAAAATTGAACCAAGTGCATTTAGTGATGTGGTGTCATATTCTATAGCAGAGTTAGTTGGAGCATATGAAGAAGACTCTGGTAGTCTGGATACCGTATAATTGAAAGAAGTTGATGATGCAACAGAAACTTGATATTCACCATTATAAAGGCTATCAGAAAATGTAATTTGATTATTTGCAAATACAGTATCATCAATGTCTACTTCATATTTTTCTTTAGGAATTCCGTTAGTTTCGAGAGGAACTAATTTATAGAATAACTTCTCAGGGAACAGTTCATTCGAATATAGTGTTACTAATCCATTAGTGCCAACTATACCAGACTTTCTTACATCAAAGAGGATATCTTTTCCTGTAGTATTAAATTCTTCTACGAAGTTAGAATCTTTGTAGAATTTTAAATTAAAAGCTGGATATCTTGTTCCAAGATAAGAGTAAGAAAGGGAAATATCAGAAAGATCAAACTGAACAGTTGAATTTTTAGTTATTACAATTTCAGGATTTACTGGAGATATTGTTCCAGAAGATGAACTTGAAATATCAACAATAACTGGAGATGGGGAAATTGAATTTAGATATGTATCAGATAATTTTATATTATTTTGATCAACTATAACAATATAATACTCTTGATTATTATTTAAACCACCTGAAGGTGATGCTGATGTGTGTAAAACTTTTTGGCCGGCATAAAAATTATGATTTGGGATGTTGATTGAATTGGTTGTTGTACTTACTCCCCCAGATACAAAATCTTTTGGATTTACGACCAGTTTTCTGTTATTATCATTATATTTTACAACAACTGAAGTTATAATACCAGATTTGACAGAAACATTAACAACATCTTCATTTAAAAGACCGTGTGTTTGTGCTGTTGAAACTGTTACTAAGTTTCTTAAGAGCTGACCTTTGATTGTTGGATAGTTTGTTTTGAAACTATGGTACACACCAGTGCCAATTCCAGTGAAGTATAAGGTTGACTGATTGGACTGTGTACTTGCAATACCTACAAAAGATCCTGTTGTACCTAATCCAACTTTAACAGTAGATATTCCGATTAGATCATCAGAAATCTTTGCTACATAAACCAGAGACTGATCATTCAACCTAAAGATGGTAGAACCATTCGTAGAAACTGATATTCCCGATCCAACATTTACATTGTAAATAAGTTCGTCCCCAGTCTTCAAGTTATGGGATGGTAGATAAATTGTTCTGGTTGGAATAAAGACCGAAGAAATTCCAGAACCTGGATTTGAGAATATTATAGTTGTTCCAATACCAACTCCAGACAAAGTTCCCAGACCAATAGAGTCTACTGGATTAAAATAAATTTCTTTGTTAAATCTATAATTGGAATTTGTAGTTAATCCTACTTCAAATGTAAGTTTTCTGGGATCTTCATATAAAAGCTCTGAAATTGTATGCGAAGATCCTACTGTTCCATCAACTGCTCTAAGAATTCTCAGTCGAGAAGAAATATAATCTACATTTAATACTTTTACTCTTTCAGTACCAATTCCAAGTATATCATTTTCTCTAATTTCGGAAATATTTCCTATAACACTAATGTAAGTTACAATACCTGTAGTAGATGAACTTTGAATTGCTATTGTACTTGTTCCCAAACCAACAGGAGCCAGAACTATTGAACTAATTCCAACTCGGTATGAACCCTCTAACGAAGAAGATGATGTATTAATACCTGTGACAGAAATAGTTTGTTGATTTGAAAAATTGTGTGGATTTGGTGAGAAAGCTATGAAAGTACCTTTCTGATCAAATGGATAAAATTCTACATTAAAAATATTACTAGATGCAACACTTACAGAACTTACTTGTTTTCCTTTTATTCTAGAAACTCTTACGTCTACACCAGATCCACCAGTTTCACCATTATCAAAGATAACCCTATCATTTACTTTATAATCAACACCACCACTATTGATACCAACAGATTCTATAGAACCTGGGGAACTATATCTTATCTTAAACTTTTGATCTAAAGAATTTGGTATTGTAGCATATTCGTATGAAAGCAAATTATATGGTGTAGTGTTTCTAACCCAATTCGTTTCATTTAAGTTTATATTATCTTGATTCGATGTATTTTCAAAGTTAAAATCTATTGGTTTTGATTTATAACTATTTCCAATCAAATATGGGAAAGCTGGTCTTCTATATCCAGAAAAAGGACCAAATGAATCTGCAGAAGAATCATTGATTGTAGAAAAATACGCATAAGTACCATTAGGATAATCTGGTGTTATGCAAAATCTTCCATTATTTTCATCTAAAATGTCTTCTCCATTCACTTCATCATAAACATAGTCCTCAACAAAAAATCCAACTGGAAACTCTAGAGTAGATGGCCTAATTGGAGATGGTTGTAATTTATACCCAGATTTCATCTGGGTTATCTTCCCTCCATTCTTTGTTTCATATCCATAAGGGCCATAGATAGGATTTCCATCATATGCCCATCCAATTATTGGTGAGTGACTTGTAGAAGAAGTTTCGGTATTGTTTCTCTTTATTAGGTCTAACTTTCCATATAACGTATTTCCGTCAGAATTAACAGAATATACAGACTCTCTTAATTTTCTAGGAGCATATAAGTGAGTGTATTGTAATCCATATTTTTCTAATGGAGAATCTGATACAAATCCATCATCACCAGAAATACTTGAGAGATACTTTTGGAAAAGATTAACAGTCCAAGTCTTGATTTTTGTGTTAAATTCAGCACCTTGTCCAGCAGGGATAACTTGAATACTAGTTACTCCATTTTGATATCCTGATCCACCATTTATGACTTTAACCTCAGTTATTTGTCCATTTTCAAGAACAGGTGTTATTACTGCACCAGATCCTCCACCTAAAATTAACAAACGAGGAGTGCTAACATAACCAGAACCTGCATTATTAACTAGGACTTCAACTATTCTTCCGTTAGAAATTACGGGATTTAATTGTGCGTTTCTTCCATTAATTAAAGTTACTAATGGTTGTCTATTATAATTAAGAATGCTGTTAGATCCATAGTTTTGTCCACCATTGGACAAATGAAGCGAAGTTATTTCTCCACTGAAGAATGGTTGCACTACGGCTTGGAAAGTTTCTCCACTAACCGAAGAAACTCCTATTTTTCCTTCAACAACAACACTTATATCTGGATAATTAAAACTATGCGTACCAGAACCAAAACTGGTTAAATTGACATATTGATTGTTTTTATAATAAAGATCTTTATCATTTCCATTTGAGTTTACTTCAGATAATCTGAAAATATTTGAATTTAATTTTGTAATATAATATTGTGATCCACTTGTTAATCCACCAATAGGAGATCCAGTACTTGTGTATTTGACTAGTTCGCCAGAATTATATTGATGATCTGGTATTGTTATTGTATTTGCTGTTGTGTTTATGCCAGATGATGAAACGGTTCTCTTTTTATTTTCATATCCAGATCCAGAGTTAACAACATTTATAGAATCAATAACAGATTTTAAATTATATGATTGCAATCTATGATTTCCAGTTCCATATGAAGTCAACACTACCGTGTTAATTCCGGCAGCAGAATCCTCAAAAGTTTTATGTAACTTAACTGATGTTGGTGATTGTATGGAAATGTAGTATGAAGCTTCCGTTGATATTCCGCCTATCGCATTTTGTCCATCTGTCTTATAGATTACTCTTTCAGAATCTCTAAATTTGTGGAATGTGGAAAATCCAATTATAGATTGAGTAGATCCTAAAGAAATTTGATTCGATGCTTGCTGTGAATTAAAAGTTGCTGAGTGTATTACAGACTTTAAATTAACACTTGCGCTAGCCCCAGATCCATTTCCTCCCGTTATAGTAACAGTCGGAGTAGAAACGTAATCAAATCCAGGATCAACAATTCTGATAGAATCTAAAAATCCTCTTACTGAAACATAACCTGTTGCTCCAGTTCCAACTTCATCTGATATTGAAATTGCTGGTGGATTAATAACATCATATCCAAAACCAGGAGATGTAACTTCTACATCCTCAATGTTTCCATAATATACAACATCTTTTGATTTATAGTTTAAAATTTCAACTCCATTAATCAAAATACCTGTATTACCTGGTTTAGTTTCATAAACCTTGCCGTCATTTGTTGGAGAACTTATTTCTCTTAATAACTTTTGATGTGATAGGGTTTTTCCATTAAATCTATATGGTATAATAGTATTATCAGATACAGTTTTTTCTAAACTTAACGTTATAAAATTTCCTGTGTTAATATCAGAAAGGCTTCTTGCGAACTTTACGTTGTTTTTATCAACTCTTTTTATAAAATAAATTCCTTCATCAAACAAAGAACTTAAAATTTCAGTGGACTCTATTGTAATATCGTCATTAAATGTAGATACGGTTATTTTCTGTGGAGTATAATAAATTGCATCACCTGTGTAAAAACCATGATCAGACTGTGATGTTATGGTAAAAGTACTGGTTCCTTCTGCAAATGTTCCAGATATGGTTACAGCACGATTAAAAACATCTAATTTTTGATTTAAATACGTTGGTATTGATGAAGATGCAACTAATGTTCTATCTTTTATCTTATAAACATTTTGAACATTTGTATTAATATTAGAGGAATCTGGAAAATATTGAGTATTAGATTTTGATAGTGATCTTTTTACCTTTGATGGCGAAACAATTATTTCTGATGAAGTAAAATTAAATGATCTTAGTGACTGAATAGATGCAACTTGTCCATTTTTTTCCAATCCATCTACATTAATAAGAGTTATAAAATCCCCTATTTTTAAATAATTATCTTCATTAGTCTCCAATAGATAAGTCTTTAACTCAGAGTTATCAACTAAAGAAAAGTTCTTTACAGAAAAAGAAGCTGGTACATTAAAGAACCAATTATTCGAAATGTTGTCTTTTGGATTAACTCCTAAAGTTTTTACTTGAATGTTTTCCTCAGCGTTCAAGTAAAAAGTATCGTCTACTATTTCAATATCTTCTATTACAGAATTAACTCTAATTTTTATTAATTCGTTAGTTGGAGAGTATCCATATGCAAATGTATTAATTGCAATTGAACTTCCATCAAGTATAGTTTTGCTAATATTTGAGCAACCAAAAAATTGGTTATACGATTTTGAAGTATAAGTTACAGTGCCGGTGGTATTATCATTATAAGTTACATACAATTCTCCACTTTCAGGAAATCCGACTGTAGAGTCAACATCGAGATATGTTGAATTAGCAGAGACATTTTTAATTAATTTGGATTTTGGATGTATTGAGAAATCTCCATAAACAGATCCATCCACTCTAATGTCTCTAGAGTAACCTGCATCTATTCCAATTTTATAATATGTTTTTCCGTCTTTGGAAGTAATTTTTTCAACCTGAGCAACCGGAGCATAGGCTTTGTTTATAGTTCCATACTCGTCTTGGAACAAAGTCGCATTAACTAATTCTTCAGGATCTCCAGAAATAGCCTCTACTACAAAACTATTAGTTACTCTATATTGGGCATCTGATGGTTTGAAAATATATTCTTTCGGTTTTATTACATCAACTTCCTCATTGTAAAGTGCCTTAAACAAAATTTTAAAAGATTCTGGTGTACCTTTGCTCAGGTAAAAATCTTTTACTTGCTTTATGAATAAATTCTGATTAAGACCTTCATCAAAAGATCTGCTATCCAGTCCAGGAGTTAATTGATACTTTGTTTTTAATAAAAATTCATTTAAGAATAAATTACTTAAATTGGTAATTGTAGCGCCAGATATATGAGCCGCTGCACTTGTACTTGAAAAGACAAGTTCATCTGGTGAGTTTTTCTTCTTTAGAGAAGATACGCCACTAAAACCACGAATACATCCAGTAAAAGATGTTTCAGTTTTGCCTGTATATGTGATTATTTCATCATCAATTAGTAACAGGCCATAAGAATCGGGAAATCCAACAGTTCCTGATAAATCAACACCAGAATCAGTTGTTTGGGATAAAGATACTGTAATTGTAGTATCTAAAGATGATATATCTGAATTAAGTACAGCAGTATTCTTTAGATTTGTAATATTATCTAACTTTGTATACTTATCAATATTTTGTATTAAATCTGTGGGAGCACCTTGAAATTCTTGAGAAAGATAATATTGGGATATAAACTCAGCAACCAATGGGTATTGCTCTGTTACATACGCAGGGAGTTGGTTGCGTACAATGTTGCTAAATTGAATTCTTTTCTCTGTCATTTGATTATGATCTTACTAGGTTCCCGTTGCTGTAGCTTGATGATACAATGTAGTTAGATGCTGAAGGATCAAGACCTGATGCAATTTCATCAGATATCATTTCAAAAGAACTATTACTAGTATCTAGTTGCAAATAAAGATCCTGCAATCCAATAACATCATTTGATTGTGGTGTTGCAGATATTTCAATAACTGATTGGCCATTTTTAACTTTACCTGAGGTAATGTTAATGGGGTTCAATGTAATTATTCCTGTTTTATAATTAATTGTTCCAACATTTCTACTTACGATAGTTGAAGATGTTGAAGTCACGGATGGAACAGTGAATAAGAAAATAGAACCAGTAATCGCATCACTATCTGGAATATCTGAAAGATAAACTTCCTGAGTAATTCCAGAAACTCTAAATCCACTTGATTTAATATTGTAACCATTCATACTCTTGATATGAAATTCATTACCAAATCCAATTTGATATTCTGCAAAGGAATTTAATGCAATTCTCAAATCTCTTCTAATACTAATGGTTGTAATATTAGAAGTCACTGATTCATGACTATCATCAATAATTTTCAAAAATTTACTATACTTAAATCTTGCACCATACTTATTTAACTCACTTGATTCCGAGTAATTATTGACGTTTGATTGTATCAAACTGGAAACATATGATGAACTTGGGGCAAGATTTGTATTGTAATAAACTTTAGAAGCCGTCTCGATATAGAGATATTTTAGATCTAAAATTTCAGGAACAATTCCTGCAACTGCGTACTTTTTCAGTTTAAGTTTAATATTATCCTTAATTAGATTTGGTAGGAAGTCTCCATTTCGTGGTTTTATGCTTATAAAGACTTTTCCATATTGTGGAGGAACCAAATCTTCTCCACCAAACACTGAAATTGATTCAGTTTCTGGATATATTTTTGTTGGGATTAAAGTTTCATAATCACTGGAAGTTAAAGCTCTATTCTGACTAGCATATATTCTTGGAGCATATTTTTTGATAGAACTTACAGACTCAATAGGCTCTCCTCCAGATGAACCTAAACCTGTTGTTAGTAGAGAAATTCCAGATGTTACTGGATAAGTAACTCCATTTCTTTCATATGTAATTCTTCCTGAGAATGAGAATTGTGAAATACCATTCGCACTATCACCACTCGAAACTATGTAAGAAACGTCTATCTGATAACCTTCTTCTAGTTTCTTACCAAATATTCCATCTCCAAAAATGATTTCATATCTTTCATCTTCTATTTCTTGCAAAAAGAAAACTCTTGAAGTTGAATCAATATCAAATAAACTATCTTGAAGGATATATTTTGCCTTTCTTCCACCCTCAGTTACTATTACAGAAATAGTATCAGTATCGATACCTGAGTTTGGTAGAATAAATCTTTGATTTGGATTTCTTGAAGAATATGTGAATGTATTTGATAGAACAGTTCCTTCAATAATCTCAATGTCTGTAAAAGTTGCTATATTATCGACTACTGGAACTGTGAGTCCCGATGGATTATTGTTTGTTGCCTGATCATTTCCTTTTAATACATCATTTCCTTTTAAAATGCAGAAGGAATATGATTGATTTCCAAAGTTACCAAAAGAAGTTGCAACAACACCATCTCTAAGAGTTACTGTTGAGGGTCTTGGTGTAATATTTGAAGTATCAACGAAAAAAGAAACCGTTGCTCTTGCAGCCTTTCTTGATTTTGGGTTATAACCTATGTTTCTTGCCAGAGCAACTACGTTTTCTCTTAGAGTTGCGCTATCAATAAAAACTTCATTCGACACCATGTTGGCATTGTATGAAGTAATATAGGTATTATATGCCAATACATCAATTATTGTGGAGAGATTAGATCCCTCAAAGTCATAATCCGTAAAGTTCGAATTAGACCTCAAATAACTTTTAATAGATTCTTTAATCTGGTCAAAGTCCAGATTTGTGAAGTTTACTAGTGGCATTTACCTTGTAGGTTGTAAAACAAATTCTAACTGTTGAGTAGAAACATCTACTCCAATGATATTGTAAGTGATAGTAACATCAAAGGAATTATTATCATAGTCTGGGTATGCAGTTACGCTTATCAAAGAAACCCTTGGTTCATAGTTATTGATAGATGTCCTTATCTGACTTTCAATACTAGATGCTGAAATCTCATCTACATTTTCAAATAGCACTCTAGAGACTGAAGATCCAAAATTTTCATTAAAAAACTTTTCTCCAGGTAGAGTAAAAACAATATTACGAATGGAGCGGCTTATTGCGGTCTCATTTTTGATCGCAATAAGGTCGTTGTTCAGTGGATTATACTGAAACGACATACTTATGTCTTTAAAACCTTTACTTACCCGCTCTAGAGGCATGGATTATTATAATTCTATCTTATTTATTATGGATTTTTTGATTCGTAGAGTGGTTCCGTCCCATATTCCCAATCATCATAGTCCTCATCATTGCGAATTTTTTCATGTATTTCGTTTTGATGAAAGAAATCGTGCTTTTTGGGAGTTAAATCATCATTTGCGATCTCACGAAGCATCTTTTGCTTCTTGATTTGCTCTTCCCAACCATATTCACTTGCCAAATATTGAGTTCCCCACTCATTTTTCATGAAATTTTCATCTTTATCGACTTTTTTGGTCATTGTTTTGCTCCTGATTTGTTAAATCAGAACTTTTTACGGGGTTGCTATCCCGAATTTTTGTAATTTCGTACATAAAATCATCAGATGTCTCGATTTTACGACGATTTTCGACTGAATATTCCGTTAAATCAATCTCATAGCCTGGATTTTTAGTAATTCTGTTCTTTGTCCATGCATCATCGTACCATAAAATCTTATTATTTGGGTATGCATAGAAATTTCCATTGTCCATCTTGAAAAAATGAGCAGATTTGTGCTCTGGAGTCTCACTGAAATTCGTATTCAGAGTTGATTTTGACTCCCATGACCAATCAAGAGTGAACATATAAGTTCCTTCATTCTTTTCTCCGCGATAATTGATGAGTTCAGCACGTAAGTTAGCCAATCTTGAACGAACTTGAACATCAACATAAGGAGAAAAACAATCCCACCACATACACTCTTCTAATTCTTGAACTGGTGCATCTGGTTTCCAACATAGTGCATGAATCGGTCTACGAGTCCAGTTGACCCCATTCTCTAGAAACACCTCAAAGAGGGGTACGTGCTTCTCTAAGGACGCTACAGAGTGTACGTCGCATAAAGTTACCTCTCCATGGCCTTTTTTATGGTTATAGAGAAATTCATTACGAATGTAACAAGTAAATGTTGGAAGATTGTGATTTAAGTATGCCATAAAATGATAATAAAAAAGCAGGAATTTCTTCCTGCTCTATCTATACTATTAACCTTTACCTTGACCCCGATACTTCTTCTTACGTCCATTACGAGAGGTAGGACTCAGTAATGTACGAGGAGAACGACCTTGACGAGTTTTCTTAGGTGCTCCGGGTTCAAACAGAGTCTTATTTCCACCACCTTTAGCCATTGTTAATTTCCTCCAATTCAATTAAGTTAGGATTAATATCATCTTTTCCCGAGAAAAAGTTTTCCGAGATATCTTGAAGGACCTCTGCACATTCTTCATGAGTAAGGTCCACATAAATCTTATTGCCTTTGTAGAATACGTTATACGTCTTCATCAGATAATACGAGTTTTTTCATGTCCGACTCTAATACGAGGATCGCACCAGATCTCGAAGCCTGCTTCTTTTGCATCAAGACAGAATGACACATCCTCTCCACACATATCCTGAACGGCTCCGGATTCAAAGACTTGCATCTTTGGAGCAAACCAAGGATACTCAAGATTCTCAAAAACGCCCTTCTTAATCAGTACCCATCCAAAACCTGTGTAGTCTACAGTGAATGGCTTACGACGCTTGCTGATCGATTCCACAGTTTCATGATTCATCACTCCACCGTTCTTGCGGAAATCATCTTCTTCCAACCAATGTGCGACAGAGGTTGTGTGACCATCTTCTGTTGCATACCAACCTGAAACAATTTCTTTCTCTTCTTCTTCAGCAGAAAGAGCAAGATCACAGAGTTGCCAGAACTTGTTTGTATCAAAGACAATATCCGAGTCAATCCAGAGTTGATAATCATACTCTAGTTTTCCATCCCAAGGTACTTGCTTAGGTCCACGAAGAACATTTGCACCAAGACACTTACAACGTGCAAAGTTTACCATGGAAGAATAATCTTGAGAAATCTGAATACTCATTCCATTCTGTACCATATCAAAGCACAGTTGAACAAATGCCTTCAGAAAAATAAATGAACATCCGCGACCTGGAAGACAAAATACAATACTCTTCCCTCGCATCCTTTCTTTAATTGCATCATAATCCCATTCTTCAGTTTGGGGCTTAGGTGCAGTTGCTTTAACAGTAAATCCTTTTGCCATAAGAGAAATAAACTTTCAAGTTCAATTTTAACAGTCTATATATGCACTTGTCAATGCATATACATTTCCTTACCTTCGGTGTCAATGCGAAGAATTCAAAATACTTTCCTTGTTAATTTGCAATTCAATATAACTTAGATCATCAGATGAATAGTCAGTTTTCATCAGACCCACCAAGTTCTTTATGGTACTCCAAGTACTTTCAAAGTCTTCTTCTTTTATTGAATGAAGAATACACTTATCCTTAGCATATATGTGATAAACCTTTTCCATATAAAAAATATTTCCGGAATTTTTATGGTGTAAATTAATTCACCACTGCATTATATATCAGTACAATCAAAATCCCTAGGGGGATTAATACTATTCTTCCCATTGTCTTTGGATACCTGATTAGCCAACCAGCAAATACAACTTTCCAAAAGTTCCAATAGGGGCGACTTCTCATTTTTTCTTTCCGCCCTTCTTCAGAGTTCTTTTATCAGGTCTTGAATATCCACCTTTGTGAATCCATTTGACGCCCATTTTTTACCTCCGGAAAAATTTTAAGGATGTGATATTTATCGGTCGATTTGTCACCTCTGTAGGTTAGGGACTTATCGATTTTTTATACGCAACGCCGCCGCGACGATATAACGCCCGACCGCAAATAACTGCCGGACGACTACTTTAACGCATATGCCCCTCACTGTCAAGCAAGGGGCACACAGTTAACTATTAGAACTGCACCTCATTCAGAGTAGGACCGTTATCATCAGTACTCACAGCTTCATCAGCAACGAGTGTATCAAGAATCGACAGAATCTCAGTGCCAGTGTTACCTTGAGCCAGCAGAGAAAGCATCACGGACTTGGACATAATAAAGAAGAAAAGTGTTGTGAACTGTGTGGTGCCTAGTTTATACTCATGCGACAGGAGTAAGTGTTGCTTACTGTATGCCTTCGAAGATGTACTTATCAACCACACTTTCGATTAGACTAGGTGAGCAAAGATTGACAAATTGAGTAACAGCAAGAGTGACATTCATCTGGTGATCTTCTTCATCAATGTCGTCACATTCTTTATTCACAAAGTCCTGATAATACTTGGAGCGCATACCAATCCGCACAAGATCACGGAGCATAGTCATCTCTTCATCGTTGAGTTTGATGGTATACTTAGTGGAGGTTTTCATGAGAAGAAGTGTTAGTTAGGAGTGAATGAGTAAGGTAGAATCAGATCAGAGATCTGCGATCACTTCGTTGAGTTCAATCCAGTTCAGCTTATCACTGGTAAATGATACTCCGTCTGGGGTCTCAGTGATAAAGTCCTCAGTGGAATCTACGAAGTCCTGATAATCATCACAACGACGGGCGATGTCATATAGACCCTCATCATTGCCGATCCAAAGTGCAACGTTCCAGGTCTCATAATTCGTCCAACCGTTATACTCAGTGTCGGTGAGATTCTGTTGATAAGTGGCAGTCATTTGTGGTCTTGAGTGAAGTCTTGTGTGGGGGTTGTGCCCCTCATACTATTAGGACACTTTACAGGGCCCACTATCTGTTACTCACCAACGATCAGGTGTACTTAAGTCCTCAACATAAGCCTCACACTTCTCAGCAGGTTCTAGCTTGAATAACTTCTCCCAGTCAATCTGATGTGGGTCGAAGTCACCGAACACTGATAGATCCAGAGTGATCCTATAACGCTGCTTCTGTGCCTGGGTGTATGCTACTGACATAAGTGCGCTCCTGAGTGTATATGGGTATTGTAGGACTTGTGGGCGTAAATGTCAATGGGACTGGGGATATTTATTTGGAGTCGGTGGATTTATGTGGGGGATCTGTGGGGATTTTGTGACGTGGGGGTGCTTGACATTTGTGGGGGAGTGTGATAGCTTGCTACGTAAGATAACGACCCCCAGAAGGATTTAAAGGACATAAGTATCAGGTCTTAAATGATACGAATTCTTATCATTATCACCTTTCAATAACAATAAGTATCACACATAACAATCGCTCAGCTATAATTAAAAAAGGCTTTTTAAAACCTTTTTATTGTTTTTTTACCTTATTTTGCCATAAAAGTCGAAGACAGAGCGTAGCGAAGCATAAAAAAAGACCCCTAAGAGTGGGGTCTCTACAGTATAATCAATCAATGCCTAATCTGTACTGTGCATAACGTTTTGCATCCTTTCTTGTCTTGAATCTTGCTTGCTTACCATCGAATCTTAGGGGTTCAAACTTATACCTTAGTTTGTTGTTGTGTATAATCTTTCGACTGTAAAAGTAAAGAGCAAACATACCTTCATCGCTTTCATCTTTGGTCTTTTCCTTGTTAATAATGAACGGCAGATTAACAGTGGTAAGAGTAATCATTTAAGGTTCAGTTGTTGATTAATTCAGCAGGAGATCCACAAGAGCGATAGAACTCAACCATACGATTTGCTTCCTCTAATGTAGAGAAACTTTGTGTCCTCCATTGTTGTTGATAAGGAGTGAAATAACGGATTGTGAATGTCATTTAGGATTCAGTCTTGAGAATGAAGAATGTCGATCATCTTTTGGTGAAACTTATCAGCATCAGTCACACATTCATAAGACAGAGTAGCATCTTCGATGTCATACTGTTTCATTTCAAGAGTGTGAATTACATCACCCAGAAGTTCAGTTAGAGCAAATACTTTGTCGGTATCAGTCATCATTTAACTCAGTTGAATTGATATGCTAATTCAGCAAGTTCTTCAGCAATTTGATCTACATTGTCTTCAGTCAGTTGAGATAACAGTTGATCAATATCTTCCTGGGGAACATAATACAAATCACCGTTGATTTCGTTTGCGATTTGTTGTGCTTTGTCGAGGCAGATTTGGGAAAGTTGGTTGCTCATACTATAGGGACACTTTCAAGGGCCCAGTTGTTATTCATCAAATGTGAGTGTGCTATAATAAATACTACAAAGTTAGGTGCTTAATGATGAAACAACATCCACTCTATAGTAACATTTTAGTTGACAAAGATGGTGGCATTTATAGTACAGGAAAGAACTACAAATCACCTCGCAAACTAAAAGAAAGTATAGATGAGAGAGGTTATGCTAGAGTGAGAATACAAGTGGGATTGTATAATCAAAGAAAGAAATCTGTGCATAGATTAGTAGCAGAAACTTATTTGCCTAATCCACACAATCTATCAGATGTTCATCACAAAGATAACAATCCAAAAAACAACAATTTAGATAATTTAGAGTGGGTAAGTCACAAACAAAACTGTGAACTTTCAAGAGACAGCATAGGTAGAAATAAGGCAGCAGAATGGAAGATTTTACACATAGAAACTAACAAAACCTTCGTGATAAAGAACCTTGCTAAATGGTGTGAAGAAAATGACTTGAATAGGTCAAATCTTCATAAGACATTAACAAAGGTAAATCATCACAAAGGTTATAAGATTCTAGAAAAGATCAATCTAGTTTGATACCATTACCAAAGGGAACTTCGCCATCTTTAGTAGAGATGAACCACTCAAAGTTTTTCTGGTAGACTCGCTCACCAGATCCATGTTCTTGAAGGATTGAGTTCAGTCTAGCTTTGGTGGTATTAGTCTTCCATCCCCCATCAAACAATTCGAGCCAGGTATCACCTACCATTGCAATCAGGTTGTTATACAGATAGACGAAAGATACACCTTCAATGTTAACAACTTGAGTATTGTCCTTTTTCCAATCAGTCTCGGTGCTGATGGCTTGATTCATTTGTGATTCGATTTTACGCATTGTGGGAAAGTTCAGTGGTGATACTACTGGTACACTTTAAAGGGCCCAGTTTCAGTGAGTGAAGACTCCGAGAGCATTAAACTCGGCAGGGATTTGCTTCTCTGCAATACGCTTACCGTTGATCTGGAAAGTATAACGCAGCTGTCCTTTTACAGTCTTGCTAACTTTACAGGTCAGGCAAACTTCTCTGGTTTTGTTACCTTGAAGATCCCAGGTTGGGAAGTAGTGATTGCAAACTCCAGGCAAGCGATAATCAACAACACCATTACGTTGTTGATAGTTTTCCAGTGCAAGTTGCTCAGAGAGTTTCTTGCTTTCGAAGAGGTCGTTGATGTTCATACTATTGGTACACTTTCAAGGGCCCAGTTTCAGTTACTGCTGGGTGCAATAATGTCGGCAACAGTGTGCAATGTGTTCGATGTGATGTTACGAACTCCTGGCGAGAGTATCATCGCAACAGCAAAAATGAGAAGAATTGTTTTCACTTTTGATGGGTTCTTGAATGTTAATGAACGTGCCATCAATCGCGGTCAGAAATGTTCCAAACAGTTGTGGGTTGAGGTTTAATCAATCCAGCACGAACTTGTGCGCGATACTCTTCTTCTTTCTGCAAGCGTTTCATATAAGATTGAATTGCCATTTGCACTGCAGGATCATTCTTTGCAGCATCGTTGAGAATGAACATTTTATCGGGATTGTTGCTTGTCATACTACTGATACAGTTTAAAGGGCCCAGTAACTTTATTTGAAGCTGACATTGACGCCAACAACTTTACAAGATGGGTTGCGAATGAGTGCAGTTTCTCTTGCAGATTTGGGGTCAGGAGCATACACTTCCTCAATGAAAGTTTTGCCGCCTTGATACAATTTGACTTCGTATTTCATACTTCAATACCTCACTTTAGAATGGTTTCGACCAGAGCACAATTTAGTTGAAGTTCGAGATCAAAAGAACTACCAATATAGAAATCATCTTCATAACATTCACCATCATCATCAAATTGCTCTACAATTTCAATCTTTTGATCTATAATTTCTTTAATTTTAGATTGAAGTTCTGAAATAAGATACTGTTTTTGATCGTTAGTAAAAGTGATGCTCATAATACTTTAATCAGTAAAGAGGACAGAAAGTTCCACACCAACCGCGAACCCATTCTAGAGTTTCACGGTAAGATGTGCGGGGTTTGGACATAGGCATCGACACATTCTTTTCGGGATTGTATGCAATAGCAATGAACTTGTCGTTCACTTGCTGAATCCACATTTGGTTGACTTTACCTTCCTTCCAGTTGGTGTGGTAGGAGTAGATTTCGGAAACGATGTTGTTGTTCATACTACTGGTACACTTTCAAGGGCCCAGTTTCAATCACTGTTCCATCCATACCATACAAGAAGTCCAAGAATTACAGCAACAGGAACAACAATCCACCAGTATTCTACCAGCAACCAGATACCAAACAGAATTGCACCAAGTATCAAATAACCACCAACATCTCCAGAATCTGATGATGATGAATTGCCACTCGATTTGTTATAGGAACGACAGCACCTTACACTACATCCAGGGTTTGCACGTTGTACTCTAGCAACTGCATCTTGTGATGTTGCAGCTTCTACAGTTTCTGTGTAGTATTGAAAGTAACCACTATTCGGACCAGGGCGAACTTCGATGTCATGTAGCATCACTACCAAGTACCTCTCTGAATGTGAATCTTACGAATTTCGGAATAAATGAAGCGTTGAAGTTTAGGATCGGTAGTGCTATCAAAAGCATAATACAGGCGATTCAAATAATCATCTTGTGTGGCACCTATGTTACCATCACCACCGATGTCATTGAGTGATGAACCTGCTGATACTTTGTTGCGTCCGAAGTTACCAGACACACGACCAGTTGTTCTCAGTTTAGGACGGATCTTTGAGAGGTTAGAGTAAGTCATTTGTCAATAAAAACCAATATTTTTTTCGATTTCAGATTCATCATCAAGTTGATAAACTTCCATGAACTCGTAGATTAGTTCATCATCACTCAACGAATGAATACGCCTCTTTTCATATTCTGGATCATAATCATCCTCCTCATGGTAATCATATTCGTATTTGTTAATTAAACTTTCACGAAGTTCAGAGATTCGTTGCACATACTTTTCAATGTGGTCCGTGTTGTTGTCAGTCATTCTTCTAAACGAATAAATTGATTCATCAGAAAGCTGAGTGCTTCTTTGAAAGTTTGGAAGCGATGTGTGGTTCTCATACTACTGGTACACTTTAAAGGGCCCAGTTACCAGCTCTTGGGAGTCACAAAGTTTGCATAAGAGAATGTTTCACGGTCCACTACTTTATGTGTCCCATACTTGTTGCTGATAACATAACCTTCGTGGAAACTATCCTCACCATTGATAGAACATTCAATCTGATCCATTTCGTGAATGAACAGGAACAAATCATCCTTGATAGACTTCACCAACTTCCAAAGCCGTAGGACATTCACATCACAATCACATTTCTCTGCAATTTCATTCTCATCCACGACCTTTTGCTCACGGATGCAGGCATTGATCTCTTTTTTGATTTGTGATGCCTTGCGATCAGACACAAACTCACATAGAGTGCTCATTTGCTTGGCAAACTTACACACATCCTCCAAATCTTCACGATAAGGGTTCAGTTCCACAGAAGGCTGAACGAACAGACAATTTTTAGTGCTGATCAGTTTGTTCATCAAAGGAGCAGCAGTCATCTCACGAATGTCATCAGCACCGCTGTAGATTGTATGCGGAGCGATGATAATGTCCTGACGAACTGGAGCAGGAAACTTGTAAGTAATCAGTTGCGGTTTGAATGTATCAAGACCACTTCCAAAACCAATAAAGTCACCTTGCAGCACTTGTTGAGTGCGAGGCAGAAAATCAAGACAGAAAATGAGAATCTGTGCTACACCAGGTTGATGGCCAAAATGAGTGAAGATGTCATCTTGATTATAGCAAAGGCGGATTTTCTTCTTGTTAAATGCTGCTTTGGTGCAGACAAAGAACTTACCATTCTGCGGATTTGTACCCCACACAATAGCAGGGCTTCCATCCATTTTGACACTGATAGTAGAATCTACCTCAGAGAACCAATCGAGAACTGACAGATTGCCAGTCAGGATCTCATCTTCAGGATGCTCCAAATGTAGATTTTTCGTCATTTGCTTGATGCTCATACTATAGGGACACTTTCAAGGGCCCAGTTACTTAGACATAAAAAAAGGGGATAAACCCCTCACTCAACGACTTGATTGTAAGTGCTCTTGACTTTATCAACCAGTGCGTTACGCTGTTCTGCAGTGATTAGATTGTTGCGGGTGAAGTTAATGAAAGCAAAAAGTCCAACGAGTTCCATAACACCATTGAACACTGGGATTGCATCAACAACTGCAACAACCTCATGAATAAGAAGTTGAGCAACAATCACGACAAACAGAATAGCAGTAGAGAGACCGACATTCTTGAGAAGTTCATTGGAAACATTCTCATTCACGAAAGTCTTAACCTGTGCGATTTTGTCTTGCATTTGGTATTGATTGTGGAGCAGGGTGCTCCTGACACTACTAATACACTTTCAAGGGCCCAGTTTCAATCAACGGGCAACTTTGCTACACTCTTACCCTTCTTGTGGTCATCAATGAACTTTCGTGCAGAGCTTTCAGTCCTACACACCTTCAACTGTTGACCGTTATGTATAACCATCAGTTGATTACCATAGGGCACGGCTGCATAGTTACCTTTGCCGATAATAAATCCCTCTTTCATACCAGAAACCTCTTCTCATATTCCAGCAAATCTGTAGGCGCTGGAATAATGTTATCGTCGTATTCTACAGCATTTTCCCATCTTGCACCAGTCTTCTGATACAGTTCGATGTCAAGATGTTGATACTTAAGGTTAGTTGGAACGTGAACTTTATAGTCAATTCCGTCATTCTCAGTCAACATACTCAGCCGCTTGTTCTCATCCTTTGTGACTGTAATCGTGGAGCAAGACAACCAGAACAGATTCTCAAATACATCATAATCAGACAGGTATTTGTCGGGATTGTCCATGATCATTCGGCCGATGAATTGTGGAGACAAACAGTGATCATGAGTTCGCTCGCTAGGATTATCCTTTGCTTGCTCACTTATCAGACCAAGGTGATTAACCTGACCACAATCAAACACACCAATGTAGTACAATCGTGTGATGGGTCGGAAGAAATCAGGGTTGCCCCAATTCACTACATTAGCACCCAGAGAGTTGAATGTAGTTTGACAGTAGGCTTTCCAGTTCTTGGAGTTCATTTTGAGAAAAATCGGTGTTTTTGTTGCGGTGGATGGGTTCTAGGTCGGTTGCAGTGAAATTGCAGAAAAATCAAGGTTTCGGGCTAGGTGGCCACTTGAGTCTTGGGTGAGACTCACCGCCTCACCACACTGATGGCAGGTTCTCCCTTCTGGAAGATAGTATCAACAACTGCCTGCACACTGCGAGCGGTGCTGATACCAACCTTAGAGTACACAGGGATACACACAAGACCGAACGATTTGCTATACTGACTCAGGTTGCCAGGTTGGATACGTCCATCGCGCATACCTTTGGCATCATCGTGATGCAGACGGATGCAACGGCCGATGGTCTGACTGATACCAATGAAGTCCATGTTACGCAGGAACAGCACTGCTTCCAGACCGCTGACGTTGATACCTTCAGCTAGGATGCTGTGGTGAAGCACAACGAACTTCTTATCGTTATCCTTACCCCATGCGCTCAGAGTGTCAAAGAACACCTCACGATTGACTTTCTTGCCGTCAATAACTGCACCAGTCTTAGCAGTAATATACATCCAGGAATAACCGCGACATTCCAGTTGGAAACAGAAATCAGTTTCAGTCACCAGCGATACGATTTGCTTGGTTGCCTTAGCACAAATCAGAATCTTGCCAACCTTGTTGTCATCAATCGTTTCCAGCAGATTCTCAGAATCGCGGTCGAAGTTGGTCTGCTTACCCTTCACCATCTCCAGTTGCTTGACAATCACTTTAGGAGGCACAATGTAGCCGCCTTCGACAAGTTCAGGAGCAGGAACTTTGCAGATGACTTGACCATACACAGCAGCATCATTCATCCCAGGTTTGCCAACTGCCAGAGAATGCTTGGGAGTTGCAGTGAAGAAATAGCAGCGACGTGCATTAGCAGCAAAGTGCTCAGTTGCAGGGAAAAAGTGACGCTGAACACTGTTATGTGCCTCATCAAAGTAGATCGTATCCACATCAATTCCTGCCACTTGCAGACGCGAAAGAGAGTTGTAGGTGGTGAAGATCAGTTGGTGACGATTAGCAGCAGCACACATACCAGCGTGAACAGCAATGTCATCAGGTTTGGTAGTGCTAACGTGGTGAGTTTCGCCACTGTGAACGTGCAGAACTTCAGCGTTAGTGATGAACTCCAGAAACTCAGAAGACAGCTGCTCAGCAAGCAGAATGCGAGGAGCAACAACTACAATAGTCTGGGGAGTTTCAGACTGCAACTCACGCAGAGCATCATAGATCATCTTGAGAGTCTTACCGCCGCCAGTAGGAACAATGATCTGACCTTTAGCATGTTGTTGCATAGCAGCAACACCACGTTCTTGATGCGGACGGAGTTGGATTTGCATTGGAATCATCATGTAGTATTAGGACACTTTGCAGGGCCCAGTATCAGTTATCTTTCTGTTTGTAGTAGTTCAGTTTATCAATCACACCTTGCATTGTAGCACGATTGTAACCATTTGCAAAGGATGGACTTCTCTCAGCTTCAGGATTAGAACTAAAATCAACATTCTTGGCGACATTAACACCTTCCTCAAGAAGGCGAATAACATCATCAAAGGCATAATCAGGGATTTGGATGTAATTCATTGTTCTCAGTGGTTTGATAGGTAAAGACAAAAATAGCACGCTTAGAGGTCAATCTGAGCGTGCTGGTGAGGTTTAATCAACCCCCGAACATTTCATCGAAAAGCCAATCACCAGAACGCTCTTTTTCTTCCCAGACTTTGTTAGCGTTCTCAGCAATCATCGCTTGTTCGATTTTAATGTCGATGGGAGAAACTGTACTGTGCCAGGTTCCGTTGCGATCTTGCCAGAGCATTGTTTTGAGTGTTGTCCTTATACTACTAGGACACTTTACAGGGCCCAGTAAATGTCAGGGTTGGTACTTCGATGCTGGAAGGTCTCTACCTTTGATGATGTCTGCATGTAGACGCTTACCAGCTCTTACCATTTTCTTCTTCTCATCTCTGGTATATTCGCGCTTGGTTGTTCTCTCAATGGGTTTGCCCTTTGGTGCCTCTGCTTTCTTCTTGGTGAGAAGTTTAGATGCTTGCTTTTCTAAATCTCTTGATTTAGGTTTTGCTGTTGAAGTCTCTCCGCCAGACTTTGCTGCTCTTCTAGCAAGTGCTGCTTTTCTTCTTTCTTCTTTTGCTGCAGCTAGTTGTCTTTCTCTTGCAGAACCACGCTCTTGTGTTGGTGCTTGTGTTCTAGTGTCAGAACTACGCTGTTGACCAATATCTTTGCGTGGTTTGTATTCCTTTGCAGGAACAGTTGTGCCACCTGGTCCTCTCTTAGTTCTACGTCTCTCTGCTTCTGTTTTCTTGCGTTCTTTACCGATTCTTCCACCTTCACCTTGGCGAGTGATGGAAGCACCACCACCCCAGCCAAGTTGTTTAGCAGCATCAGAATCAGATTTCTCGCAGAGAGACATGAATTGTGAAAAGGTACGCATTGGACTATCTAAACACTTTTTTAGTATTTAGAACTCCTCTTCCTTTGCTTTGTAAGAACCTTTGAACACACGTCCTTCAGCATAAAACTGTTTGACACGTTCGCGGCGAGTGGCAAGCAAGAGATCGTATTCTTCTTGTTGTTGCTTAGTGAATACGAAATCTTGACGATGCCATGCTTCTTTCAGTTCTTTGATGTGAGGAAGCACGTTGGGGATTTGTTCAATCATGTGGCCAGAATAAAGGTTAAAGGGTCAGTGTGGAGAGTTTAGTGGACAGTCTGTAAACTGTCAGTAATCAATGTTTCCGTTAAGATATTCGTTAATATCAAACTTTGAGTTTAGAGTTGGATACAGTCGATCTTCCTCATCAAAAAGAAATTCATTCATATCTCCAACAAAATCAAAGTTTTCCAACTCTTCAATTTGAATGTCGTCGAAGAAATCCATAGTGAATGGGTGATTACATTATTAGGACACTTTACATGGCCCAATTTTTATCAACGACTCATGATTGCCTTCATTTCTGCTCTTTTTTGAGACTGTTGTGCCCTTGCTTCTGCACCAATCTCTTGGTGAACGTGTTTGATTTGCGATGCTTTTTGTGCTGCCTGACGCTTTGCAATTTGCTGACTATAGAAGTTAGGCTCCATGTGTGGAGTTTGTTCCATGAACTGTTGAAATGTCTTCATATTCAGGATGTTTTTAGATATTTATTTTATTCAAACTCAATAGTTCTATTTGAATAATTGGATGGTGGAACGTGATATTCTGGCATACCAGAAGTTTCTAGAATTATTTCTACTTTAGTTTCATCATTCCAGTGACGAATTGCATTTGCTACGATGAAACAATTTGTGATAAGAATAGACATAAACATTACAAGACGAATGCCTGCAACAATATCTGCCTCTCTATTATCCTTGCTTGCCTTTTCTCCCAATGCTTTAGCTAGCAATCTCCATGCACTTTTTCTTTTCATAATCAATCACAGAACTCCATATTAAATGCTATTGATATTCTATCCTCATCAGAGTTGTTCATTTCAACGGAATGCCTCATATTTGATGGAAATATAACCGTCTTACCTTCTTCTGGATGAAACATAGTGGAATAAACACACTTTGTTTGATTACGAATCTCCTCATCAAGAACATCTATAATTTTATGTTGAACAAAAGATTTTGGAGAAGGAAACACTAATCCACCACAATCTTTGGGCGTCTTTATCCATAAGACAGCAGAGAGATCAGATACAGGATGATCGTGCTCTGTATTATAGTCTCCCTTTCTGTTAATGTTAATCCACATATTGAGGAGTTTCATCTTTGTTTTGTAGCAAGCAGTCATATTTTGGAAGTTGTCCAAAATATATTTCAGAAATGGCTGAAAAGATTCCTCATTATGAAAATATGCGGGAGATTGCCATCCCCCGCGATTTGATATATGTATGCTATCTGGATTTTTTCCCCTATACCAATAGATCCAGTCAATCAATTCTGGTTGAACTGCAGAGAAATCTTGACAAACATCATCTATCACTATAGATGGAAATAATGCGTGAATCATTTACTTAAACTTCAGAATATACAGACTCTCTCGACTTTACAAACTCCAACTCTTTCCACTGTTTATTATAGCAAATCACAAGCAATCTTTCATTTTTGTGAATAGGACAGCATTCAAGGTTTATTTCATCTTTAGGACGAACAGTGTACTCGATGGTAACATATTCTTGATCCTTGAAGTAAATCCAACCCTCAACACCTTTTGTCCACTTAACATAGTGATTGACTTGTGGTTCGTAACTCATACAAAAAACGCATCTAGTGGAGATTGTTTAATTGGCATCGCGGTATAGTTCCGCGTTTCCTTGATATTTACACAAGCACCGATGGTCTTACTGTTGACTGGGGAGAAGTATTCTCTGGTTTTGGTGTTGTAAAAGGAATGAATAGTTCTTGTAGGAGCACCATTGTTATAGTCAAACTTACGAGTATTACATAACCAAATACTGACAACATTTCGTTTGAACTCAGTTGCTTCATAATAATATCCGTCTGGAGGAGAATGAAAGAAAGAAGATGGAAGTTCCAAGTTTTTTTATTCAACAAAGATATAATAACAAAAAACCGAAAGGAAGTCAAGGTTTTTGTTCCAGTATTTTAACTGTCCACCCTTTATGTTGTTTATATTTTCCATTAGCAACTTCACACATACAACCACAACTCAAATTATTCATTTTACAAAAGTTTTTTAATCTATTTGTAGTATATTTTTTACCGTCTGGACTTGTAATTTCATACAACTTTTTACATCTTTTATTAAAATATTGTTCGTTATGGTTTATACCTTTTCTTGATGGTGGTTTGATATTTTTTTCTTTTAAAGTATTTCTAATTTTTTCTTTCACTTCGTCAGTAAAAGAATAATTTAATCTACCCGCAAGTAAGGACTTCTTATGTTCCTCACTTAGTATCATATTTGCTGTTCCTTCTCCACCACCAGTTCTATTACGAAGAATACCAGTTCCTAAATCTTTTCTGCCAAATACAGAAATCATATAGATTTCGTGTCTAAATGCTTCTTCTTCAGTTAAATTTTGTTTGAGAAAGATGATTCTTCTTCTATCTTTTGGTGGTTGTATTTGCTTCCTTCTATTTTTATAATAAGCCCTATATCCTTTACCCTTTCCTATGTAATAAGGTGTTCCATCTTCACGCAAATATGCGTAAGTATAATACTTGTTATTCATACTGCTTTGTTTGTGGTTATACTTATTTATACAAGAAAAGGGGCATTTCTGCCCCAAATCTCTTTGCTTGAATAACCACAAACAAGCATCATTATTTATCAGCAATCGTAAAATCTGTCTTTTGACATATATTTGATTTGTTCTTGGAGTCGCAAGATTTCATGTTGTTGCTCCGTAATCTTTTGCTGAAGATAGTTGATACGATCTTGATACTGTTCCTTGAGATTAAACTCAAGGAGATTTAGAGAAGTGTCAATCATCAGGTGGTAAAAGATTCAACAATAGAGGATTCTACATCTTCAGCAAGAGCATAAGTCCTTGCATTTAGAATGTTTTCACGAAGAGCAGTATAGTGCTGCTCATAGAAATTACCTTCATCTTCAGCAGAAATCAAATCGAAACATTCATTGTCATCTTCTGCAATGACATTCCAAAGTCCACCATACTCACTAGAAGGAAAAGGAATGTAGTGGTCAACAATGTAGAGAAACTTTTGTGCCATTGTATTTTGTAAATTACTCCTTTAGTTTAACGAAAATCAGTGTTGTTGTCAATATCATCTGCATCATCACCATTAGATGCCATCGAAAGAAGTGCAAATCCCATTGTTGCTAGGATTCCAAGGCCTACACCAAGAATAAAAGTCATCAGTAAAACTCCGCAAGATAATAGTCAACAGTCACTTCCTTTTCAGCAGCAAGACGTTCAATTTCCTCCCAAAACTCACGGGCAATCTTCTCACGTTCAGCGTTCATAATCAGTTCTCGGATACGTTTTGGAATCATTTGTTTTTTCTATCGTCTAGGTAATCAAAATGTTTGGAGAATAATACAAAAAAGAACCATCCAAATGCTGCAGAAATAATAAGAAAGTAAATCACCGAATCTCAGCACTGGGAGGTTTCTTGAGATTTTCTATCGCTTGTTGACGATAGTAGGCATCAAACATTCTATCATCACGTTGGATTAGAAAGATATTCCAACCAACAATAGCAGCAAAACCAATCAGTCCAGCAATCACATATTTACGATTGCGATTCATTTAGAATAGCTCCCAGTGTTTTTGAAAATCATATTGGCAAGAACCACAATAGCAAGATTCTGCCAGAAAGTCAAATAAACATTAAACCAAGATAGAATCAGTCCAAGCAATGCTGCTTCAAAGAATATGCTGACAGTTACAAGAACAATAGCAGCAAAAATAATACCAACAGAAGTAGAAGTTTTCATAGATCAGACAGCAAGAGCACCAGAAGGGATTTCAACGATTTCGGGAAGTTTGGAATCGTCAAACTGATTCATATTATAGCACACCCACTCACCATTGCGGAAGACATAGGCATACTCTTCGCTGTTGTTGGGCAGAAGATACTCACACAGATCAGCATCAAGACGAGGAGGGCAATCTTCGCCACGCTGAGAATAATACAGCGGACCTTGCTCTACAGTTTCATTCTTGAAACCAGCATTAGTCCAAGCAGAGCTCATATCGCCACCGTCAATCAGTTCAGCAGCTTTCTCTTTAGTGTTGTAGTGAGTGTTCAGAATGCGACCCAACCAAGACTCATAACCATCCCAATGGTGGTATGCAGAGAGAATAGAACCATCAGGAAGTTCAAGACCGATGCGAGCGCGAGTTGCCATTTGATTGAGTGCTTACACTACTGGTACACTTTAAAGGGCCCAGTTCAACATCCAAACAGAAGACCTAAAGTTCCGCCAACAATTCCCCTGCGTTCAATACACTCATCATAATACCTTGGATAAGGGCGATAAGGAACAAAATAGGGTTCTGGATCACACGGAACTCTAACTTTAGTTCTTCTCACATATCCACTGATATATGCACCAAAGCGAGTATAATATCCAGGCACATATTCTTCCACTACTCTATAAGCATTACACTCACCATAAACAGTTACTTGTTGAGAAAAAACTGCTTGTGGAGTAAGTAGTATTGCAGAAAGCAATAATGCTTTGAGGTTCATTGTTTTTGATAGTTTTAACAATTATATATTAAAAAAGGACACTTGTCCAGTGTCCTTGTGACAGATATTTAATTGCCCATCTCTTTCAAACTTCGCACCATATACTCAGTAAACTTTTCTAGCTTTTCGGGTACAAGTGCTTGCGGTCTTTCTGCGATAACTTTTCTAAGTGCATCCATTTCATTCCACTCATCATCTGTGAGATTTATTTGGCCTTTGGATGGAAGCGTCATAGTTTTGATCCCGCGATTGTGTTCTTATCCTAACAGTATTTAAGGGAGATGTGCGGTTTCTTAATGTTGTCTTTAGACTGTATTAATAGTTCTTAATCATTAAAGAATGTCCCAAACATACCAGAATCTCCTGGTTTACGACTCTCCAGTTTATCAAGAAGAGAATCAGTTGTTTGTAGAGATTCAATACGACTAATCATATCAGCAATAACACTACAAACCATTGGACGTTCTTGACGTGCAGCATATGCAAGTGCATTACGCAATGATGCTTCTGCTTCCTTTAGACTTTCTTCTACGCTTTCAGATAATGCCATGATTCTTAATTATTTCAAGTAACTCATTTTAGGACAAGATTGGTGGAAAACACCTTCAATGTAACAAGCTTTGCCTGGTTCATAGTATTTTACCACAGGAGGTGGAGATTGTCTAACATTGCAAATATCACCCTTTACTGATACAAAGTTATTCAGACAAATACCAATAACGAATGGGGCAAGAATCTCAATCGTATTCATTAGATTTTACGCAACAGGTAAGAGCCATCACCCCTATCCACCCATTCTACTTGATCACCTTCTTTAAGGTTTGCTGCTTCCAACAAATCATCAGGGAAATTAACATAACATTCCCCAGTCAACCCATCAACTCCAACAGGAAGTTGCCATTTAACTACCTTGTCCTCTTTAACAGGAAACTTTTCTGTAGACCCAGGTTTCCGTTTTGTGATGGTTTTTCCTTTATCAGGAGATTCATAAATCCACACACCATCATACTTAATTCTGTCTGGATCATTTCTTGATACTATTGGATCAGGAGTCCATTCAAAGCCACCTGCTGCTTTAATTTTTTCTAAATCAACATCAAGTTGTGCTCTTTTATTATAGTATTCGGATTCACGCAGATTATATTCACGACTATTATCTTCGTCTACTTCCCAAAAGTCATTCCATGCACCTTTACACTCTGGTGAAGGGTCATCTTTATCACAGAAAGTTTTAGATTCTTTGAACCAAAACCCATCATCAGTCATTGTATATCCCAGGGCAATCATCTCATCATAAGTTTTATGATTTCCTTCTTCTTGTTTATCCAAACTCACAGGACGATGACCGCTCAAGAGTTCCAATACTCCAAGACATTTTTGAGATTGTTCTTTGTAATAATTATATTCGTCTTGTACGACTTTACGAATTACAGAATAAATTTCGTGTGGTGATGCTTCCCCACACGAAAGAGCATCATGCAACCAGTTTTCAAGGTTTTCAAGTGAATACTTTTTGTAGTCCATAATCAATCTCTGGGTTTGGGTTTAGAACACTCAAGACAATAGTAAGAGAAACCTTCTCTGAATGATTTTACCACCTGATAGTGGTCTTCGTCAAGTGGCTTCTCTTCATCACATTTACTACATATCCTTACCGTATTGCTTCTTTGCTTTTTTAAGTTCCTTGAGTTCTGCTTTGATTTCTTTATAGGCAGAAATTCCATCAATTTTTCCACCCATTTCAAGCGCGATGATAATATCAACCCGTGTGCCGAAATGAGCGAGTGCTTTCTCAAAATCATCAAGTTCATACATTACTTTTCTCCCAGTTCAAACTTGGTAAGATTGATAGTAGTTCCAGCAAGTATATCTATACGAGCATCAACTGCATCAATAGAGTTCATCAACTCATAAAAACAATTAGAGTTTTCAATGTTTTCTTGTTCTAATGCGACAATACGTTCTTCAAGTTCGGCAATCTTAGAATAAACAT